GACCATTGCTTTGCTCGACGCGCCACACCTATCCGGCCATCCCCCGCCCCTCCTGACGACGCCTTGCCCATCCGAGCGTTACCCGACCCGGCCGGCCGCTCCCCGCCATGCCTTTGCAAAAACCGCCGGTCCATTCCTTGCCTGCCTTGCCTCGTCTCGCCGGGCCTGGACCTGGCTGTCATTCCTGGCCGCGCCAGCCCGACCATGCCTTTGCACAAGCTGCCATGCCACACCGCACCGGAGCGCGGACTCGCCTCGCCTGCCACGCCGGGCCTCTCATGGCACGCCTAGCCAATCCGGAGAGCGCCGCACCATTCCTGCCATGCCTAAGCCGCCGGGCGATCGTCACGCGCGGCATCTTCAAATGCGCGTTCGGCTTCGACCGCGATGTCGAGCATCCGCTCGAAATGCGATGCGAGGCCGAACACCTTTGCGAGTGATCGACCGCGTGACAATGCGCCCTTCACTCTGGAAAGTTCGTCTTCGAGTTGGGCCCGAGCCGCGGCACCGCGCCGCGCGATGCGCATCGTTTCGATGTAGCCCGTCTCGTCTTGCGACTGATCCGCGACGTAGTAAGGCGCGCTGATTTTGACGTCCTCGAAGACGATCTGCAGCCGCACTTCCTTGATCAACGATCGCGCGGTGTCGCGCCAATGGGCCTCAGCTGCTTTCTGAATGTCCCATTGGAAACAGCTGTGCAGCACGCTCTTGGGGTTGCGGGCAGCCGCGACGACCGTGTCAGGATGGACGCGGCCACTGCGGTCTGCGCAGGCCTTGATGGCCTTCGCCCTCAATTCCAGGAGTGTCGTTGCTTTCTTCGCCATGGTTCACCGTCTGAGAGTTTTGGCGCCGGCGCGATCACGCGAAACTGACCGTATGATCCGCCCTTCTGCGGGCGCCAGTCACCGAGACCGACAATGATGCCGGCGGCGGCGAGCAGGTTCACGATCTGCGATTCCTTGATCAGCGATGCAACGAACCTAACCTCGACAGTGCAGCACCACGACGGGAATATCGGCCGCGTGCGAACGTCTGGCGTGCGCGCCATGTCGCTCGATCGCACCATCGCCATGAACATTTCCGGCAGGCCGAAGACGTTGACCTGCGTCGACGCGATCGACGTAAGCGCGACATCTGCGCTTTCGTCGCGCCGGGAATATCAACCGCGGCAGCGGCCAGCGCTTTGCCAAATGCGTTGCTCGGATAGTGAAACAGCGCGGGCTCGGCGTTCGATCTGTTCTGATACAAGGCCTCGACGAATTCGGCCTTCGGGTCATGCTTCAGCGATTCCGACTTTTCGGCGCTGTTCTTTTTGCCGCTCGGTAGCAACAATTCATGCCACGCTTTTGAAGCGAAACGATGCATGACGAGCGGACTTGTCCCGACCAGGTTTGCCCTGATCGTACCCATTCGAATTTCCTGGATCTCGACTGCGGTCTCTTTTGCCTTCTTCACCATGACAACGAAAAACTCCTCTGTTGTTCGCATTTGGTTGAGATTATCCGGCCCAACCTTCCGGTCTTTGAAATGCCGGCCCTGCCATGCCATGCCCAGCGAGGCCTTACCGCTCCACATCAATCCGCGCCTGCCTCGCCTTAACTCTTGTCCGCGTCCCTGATCTCGCGCTGCTTCTCGGCCAGCCGCTCCTGCAACGCCTCGCGCGATTCGGAGGAGACGTTGCACTTGTTGCGCATCGTCTTCTCGCCGGACCATTGCTTGTCGCCAGCATCGGCGTCGACCAGCGCCTCGATCCAGCCTTGTGCGTGCTCGATATATTCGCGCTCATTGGCCGGAGCCCTGGGTGAGTCAGCCGGCTTGTCCTTCTCGGCTGTGGATGGCTTCGACTTGTCCACCGTTTCAACAGGCTTGGCCTTGTCGGCCGTCTTGCTGCCGGCATCGGCTTCTGTAGAAGTGGCCGGGCTCGCGGATGCTTTGCCTCCTGCATGCGTCCCGGCCTCCGAAGATTGCGCGGTCGTGGAGACCTCTTCGGCAGATTTCTTCGCTGACGAATTCGCCGCCTCGTCAGCGCTCGCGGCCTGGCCTTTGCCCGCCTCCCCGGCTGCGTTGGCCGGGCCGCTAGTCACCTCGCCAGTCGCTGGATCGATGTGCTCGCCCTTCGGCGGGAAGCAATCATCGGCTGTTGCCATGCCGTCGGCGATGGCCTTGCCCATCGCGATGATCTTGGCAATGTCGGGCGCCAGCCAGTCCTTGCGCGCGCGGCCGAGCACAGCCTCGGCGCGGCTCACGTCGACGCCGATATTGGCAAGGCTCGCCGCGATCCTCTCGCGCCACTTCGCAAGGTCTTTGCCGATCTTCTCGACCAGCGAGTTCTTGGCCTGGTCGAACGCGTAGTCGGCGAAGGTCTGCAAGCTGTTGACGACGACGTTGCGGACGGCTTTCGAAACGCCGATCTGGAACGCAATGTCGAGCCGGCGCGCGTCGTCCGTGCCGCCCATCTTCGAACCGCCCTTGTTCTGTTGGAACGGGCGGGTCAGCGCATAGCCGCTTTCGTAGTCGATGAACCTGGCATAGATCAACCAGCTCGGCCCGAGATCGATGACGCGGGTATCGATCTCGCAATTGCCATAGATGCGCGCGAGGTCATTGGCGAGCTTGATCGACGGGCCTTCGATGAAGTCCTGCACCCACTCGTCTTTGCCGGTCTCCTTGTTCTTGATCTTTTTGCGCACCGGGAATCGATAGTACCAATCATCGCCGGCGGCGGCACCGAGCGCGGCGAGCTTCTGCAGCACGCGCTGTTCATCGCGGTAAATCGCGACCTTCTGCGCGCCGAACATGCGGTCGACACCGCCGGACGACATTGGCATGACCTGCAAGCCGTTGTCCTCGCGCGGCGCGGCTTGTGCGAAGGCATCGAGCGCACTGCGCCTGGACTCGCGTTCATCGTGGTCGATCGTGCTCATGGTCTCTCCTATTTGCGCCAGCGCGCTTTGTCGGTTTCGAAGATGCGGGCGCCGGTGATGGAGTGGCGGCCGGATTTGACGTAGGCGCGGAGCGCCTTCTCGATATCGGCCGCGGCGAGGAACGGCCGCAGCGCCTCCAGGTCGATGATATTGAGGTCGACGCTGTCGAAGGTCCATTCGGTCTGCAGGCCGGCGGTGCCGCCGGTGGTGCGGGTGTGCGCGAGCGATGCCATCGGTGCGGCGGCTTCGCGTTCCTTGGCATTGGCGAAGGCGGTCAGGGCGCTCGCCTGCGCATCGGCCTTGATCGCCTCGACCGCATGCACGATTCCTGGCGCGGTCTCCGTCTTGGCCTTGGCCTCCTCGGCCTTGCGCAGCGCTTCGGCGGCGGCCTCAGCTGCGGCCTTGGCCTGCGCTTCGCGCGCCAGCCGTTCGCGCTCGGCCTTCTTTTTCAGATACGCGGTCCCGACCTTGTCGAGCACGGCGGCGCGGGCCAATGCACGCTGCTGCAGGCCAACCTTGAAAAAGGATTGGATGATGTTGCCGGCATCGATAATGGGCCGCTTTTCATCTTCGCGGATGCCGTCAGTTTTCTTCTCAAAGGCCTTGAGGTCGGTGATGGTCTTGGTGAGCAGCGCCAGATCCTCTTCGTCCTCGAGGACCGGCGGCGTCTCGATGGCCTCCAGCGCCGCCAGCTCGGTTTCGAGGTGGGCATAGTCGGCCTTGAGCGATTCCGCGGTGACGATCGGCGGTCGCTGGTTGTCCTTCGGCGTGATGGCGCGCTCAGTCATTTCTTCAAGATCCTCATGACGCGGTGGCCGCCCGGCGGGACCACATAGCTGCCGCGCTCCTGGTAGCGGTGGGAGATCCTGCGGCCGCCGGCGATCGTGATGATGCTGGCCTCGCCGAAGGCGTCGGCGAGCACGGTCTTGGCCTGCGCCTCCGCCTTCTCGGCTTCTTTCTTCATCTGGCGGGCGGCCTCGAGCTGATCGACCCAGCCAGGCAATTCGTTGTTGGCCGACAGATCAAGCTCGATGCCATTGTCGCGCGGATAGAGCGCCTTGATGATCTCGCCGTCGCGCTCGCTGTCGACCGGCGGCTGCAAGCCGGTGTCGAGATAGTTGGTGCGGAACGCCGCGACGCGCTCGCAAATCTTCTCCCAGGCCGCTTCGTTGCGCTCGAGATAGAACGGCTCGAGCGTCCACTTGAAGGCGTCGACCACCAGCGCGGCGATCAGGCCGCGGGCGCCGTCGGCGAGCATCGTCTCGGTCAAGGTCTGAAGCTGGTAGGCGAGCGGAGCGACGACAGGGCTGGCTTTGTCGCCGGGGTCCGCTCGCCAATGCAGGTCAAAGAACGGGCGTGACACCACCTTGGCCTGCACGATCGTGATGCCGGGCAAACCGGGAATGATCGCGGCGCCGTCCGGCGTCGCGCCGATCCGCTTCTCAACATCACGGAAATAAACCTTGGCGCGGCGCACCTCCCAATCCGGATAAAGATCCTCGATTGCGGAGAACACGGCCGCCTCGCCCCAGAGCCCGCGGCGCATCGCGTCGGTGGTCTCCTGCTGCGGCAGCTTGCCAAGCTTCTCGGCCCAGACCCGCACCGCGGTGTGGCCGTCGAAGATCGATTCGCCGCAGACGGCAGAGACGTCGGAGGCGGTGACGTCCTGCATGCGCAGCGCGAGCCAGGTCTCGCGGTCGCGCGCCGGGTCGATGGAAATGCGCTGGATCGTCATCAGTCTGGCACCTTCGGGTTGGGGTGGTTGCCGCCAGCCCGCAGCGCCAACCGAGAGACCTCAGCGGCATACTCGATATCGTGCTCTTGCGCCTTGGATGCGTAGTGAGCGAGCGCGTGACCGGCATTCCGATCGCGCAGGCGCATGACGAAAAACTCAGTGTCGATAGTGTCGCCCCAATCGATCACGCCAGCGCGCTCGAGCAGCGCGACCGCGTCATGGATTGCCTGGAGATCGGGGACGTCGCCGTCGCCGCCATCATAAAGCTTTTCGATCTCAGCGAGCCGGCGGTTCTTGATCAGGCCATATTTGCCGTGGCCGTCGGCGTTGAGGTTGCGATCTAGTTTCATCGGCTGTCGACCTCGACCTGCGGCCAGCGCTCGCCGGTGACGCGATAGACGCCGGTGATCTCTTTCTGGCCGGCGGCGTCCATCTGGCGTGCGAGGCTGACAGCCTCCGTCGCCTTGATGAACGCGATATGCGTCGGTCCAAGATAGACAGCGACCGCGTTTGGATCGTGCGGATTCTCTGGATCGCGGCGCAGCGTCAGCGCCGTGCCAGCACTGAGGGATGCAACAAGCCGCTCACTCTTGCGATGCTGCATCCCCACCAATGTTGCGAGCTGCCTCATAGTGCCCCTCCTGGCCAAGCCCTTGCCATTGCCCGCCACGCCATCACGTTCCTAGCCATGCCGGCCTCGCCTAATCATCTTCCGACTCCGGTTCCTCGAAGGTTTGCAGTCCCCACCACTTGCTCATGCAGGCCGTGCAGAATTGCGCGGCATGCTTGTCGTTGAACAGGATCAGCGGCACTTCGCGCTCGCCGATCGACGTGAAGCAGTAGGAGCACAGCGCCGATTGCGTTGGGCTCCAGGCCACGCGGCTCCAATCGAAGCCGGGTTTTGGCTTGAGCGTCATGCGGTGACCAGATCGTACGCCTTGGCGAATTCGGCCTCGACGCAAAACGCCATCTGACTGAGCTGGTGGGCCAGGGCGTGAAGATCGCCGTTAAGCTTGATCACCTCATCATGCCGGCGCATCGCCCGTGCGACCTTGACGGCGCGGCTGATCTCGACCGCCTTGAGCAGCGCAATGTCGATCTCGACCTGGAGGTAAATGGTCCGGCTGTATTCGTCCGGCTGTTCCAAAACTGAAACTGCTGTGCGCAAGAAATCTGCCACCACGCGCATCTGAAACACTCCTGAGTTGCGTTAACGATATGCATGGGGAATTACCCAAGTCAACCCGGATTACACCAAATAAAATTTAAGTGGAACACCGTGCAAGTCACGGTTGACAAAATGGGTAATTTCCCATCCATCATTCGGCATGGTCAACATCGAGCAATTTTTCCAACTGGTCGAGCGCTACGCGGCCGTTAAGGGTCTGTCGGAGTCGACAGTCTCTCTGCGGCTGTTCAACGACGGCCAGCGACTGAAGATCATGCGCGATGGTGGCGATCTCGGCCTGAGAAAGACGGCAGCTGCGGTGCAGCAAATGTCCGACGACTGGCCGGAGGGCGTCGCTTGGCCGAAGGGCATCAAGCGACCGAGGACGAAGGTGCAGTAGAGGTTGGGGAGTATCGCGGCCGGCATCACCGCCGCGAGGCATCCACGGAACAAGGATTTTCGACAGCCCCGCTGATGCCGGCGCGGGCCACGGATTTTTATTGCGTTTGGAATTGGAAGGTTTGGAAATGCCGGAAGGCGATTGGACAGATTCGCGCATCAGGCTTCTCAGGCAGCTGATCGAAGCTGGCGCATCGGCCGGGCAGGCGCGCGATCAGATCAACGCGGCGATGGGCACTTCGTTTTCCCGTAACGCGGTCATCGGCAAGATGAGGCGGCTCGGCATCGTCTCGCAAAACAAGTGGGGCAAGCAGCCGGCGGACACCGTCAAGCTGAAACAGCCGAAAGAGTCCAAGCGCACCATCACCGTCCGCCACGCCGTGCCATCGCAGTCGCCCAAGCTGCCGGCGATGAAGGCCGCGCCGCCCCCGCAGGAAGTGATCAAGCCGTTCAAGCTACGCGAGCTTTACGGCGTCGCGGCCGAGCGCTGCACCTACACCGATGATTGCGATGAGCCGCCGGTCAGGGGCCGGTTCTACTGCGAAGCGCATTGCATGATCGTCTATCGGCCGCCGACGCAGCCGAGACAACCGCAACGTCCCCACCACCGTCCAACCAGGAGATGACGACATGGCGAAAGCCAATGGCGAAGCTGCGACCGGGCCGCAACTGTCGAACGAAATGAACGACGACCAGCGCCACAAGCTGACGTCGGACTACTGCACGCGCTATGAGGCCGCGCTCGCGGCCAAGAAAGCGGCCGACAAGGCGATCAAGGATATCGGCAAGCTGGTGAAGGCCGATCTCGGCAAGAACGGCATGCGCGACATCCGCGACATGATCGAATTGCGAGATCCTGAGGGCGAGGCCCGCATCAAGGAAGAGATGGAGGCGCGCGCCCGCGTGCTGCGCTGGATGAACGTCCCGATGCATACGCAGACGGAGCTGTTCCCCGACGTCGATCGCCGGCCGATCACCGAGAAGGCTTTCGGCGACGGCAAGAAAGCCGGCATCTCCGGCGCTCCGCACGCCAACCCGTACCACCCGACCAACGACGGGCACGATGCCTGGAACAAGGGCTACATCGCCGGCCAGGACGTCAACCTCGCCAAGATCAAGCCGATCGACACCGAGGCCGCGGCCGATAGCCTGGCGAGCTGATCATGCTGCTCGAGCGCGGTGAAGTCTGGGCCATCGATCTGTCATCGCGGAGCGCCGGGTTCGCCTATGGCGTGCCCGGCGACAAGCCGCGGCTGTGGACCGTCGACTTCATGCGCGACGGTGACCTGCATGACTTCTACGCCAACCTGACCGCCTATGCCGCGACGTTCCTGCGCGACAATCCGGTCAAGCTCGCCGCCATCGAGGAGCCGGTCGCGCCGGCGGCGGCGATGGGCCACACCAACCACAACACGACGATGATGACGATCCCGGGTTTTGCAATCGTCGTCGGCGTCGTGAAGTGTAAGAAAATTCCGTATCAGCCGGTCCGCGTCGAGACGTGGCGCAAGCACTTCATCGGCACGGGCCGGCTCACGCACATCAAGAAGGCCGCCGAACGGCGGAAGGAAGGGAAGCGGCTCGCTGTGCAGCGCTGTCGTCAACTCGGCTGGAAGGTCGAGAACGACGACGAAGCGGACGCAGCGGGAATTTGGGATTGGGCAGGGGCTACGCATATGGGCGCGCGGCAGGCGCGCCTGCAAATGTTTGGCAATTGAAAAACGAGGGGGAAGCATACCATGGCTAACTTCGGTGAGATGGGCGTCGCGTTGCTGGTTGCTCGGCACAGCATCGAGAATGAGATCGCGCGCGTGCGCCAGGTCGCCGGGCGGATCGGGCTGCACAAGGGCAGCGTGATGATCGCGATCGAAGGTTTCGAGCGCGACATCCACGCGATCGATGAAGCGGCGTCCTTGCTCAAGCTGATGGCCGAGCATGAGGCCGAGATCAGGGAGTTCGTGAAGCGCAAGGGCAGCGCCGGCAAGACCTGGATGGCGCGCCTGATGGATGTTGCGACGGCTGCCAGCCTGATGCTCTGACAATGGCAGAGCGCAAGCGTTCATTCCGCTACACCACCAAGTCCGTCGCGCAAATTCGGGAGTACGCGCGGCGGCGGATGGACGCAGTGCGCATTGCCGACAAGATGCATTGCCGGGTCTCGACGGTCGAAGCGATCTGCGCCAAGCATCAGATCGCCCTGGTTGCCATCGCCGACGGCGCCCCGCCGGTCGGTGTCCACACGATCGACGGCAAAGCCACGCGCGTGCGCTACGCCGTAGTCAACGTCACGATCGCGCGCGATCTCCTGGCAAAAATCATCGATGAGGCGGCGCGGCGCGGCACCAAGCCGCAGAGCCTGATCGGCCGCCTCGCCGAGGTGGTGGCGCGAGACAATTTATTTTCCGCGGTGTTCGATGACTTCAGAACCTGACAGGCCCAAACGCACCAAGCAGGGCGCGCTGACCGAGCGCGTGGCCATGCTGTTGCTGGGGCAGCCGTCGGGCGTCGACCCGGCGAAGGGACAGGTCCGCTTCAATGACATCGTCGTCAACTACACGACCGGCCGCTACTACGATATGGAGGAGGAGGAGGGCGGCGATCACCTCGCGCTGATCCGCAAGTTCAAGCGGCTGGAGAACGGGCAGGCCGAGGCCTGGCTCGAGGAGCACGTCACCAAAGCGCCGCGCACGGTCGCGCCTGAATTGGAGGCCGAGCGCATCCTGATCGGATTCCTGGCGATGCGGCCCGACCTGATGGCCGTCATCGAGGAGGAGATCACCGCCGATGCCTTCGTGCTGCCGCTGCACAAGCAGCTGTTCGATGCCATCTTCCACTGGACCGACCCGACCAAGCCGGTCAGCTCCAAGCGCTTGATTGACGCCGGCAGCGGCGATCCGATGGCGCCGGTGGCCGGCGCCGATGGCTTCACGCTGGCCACCTACATCGCCAAGCTGATCGCGGAAGCACCGAGCGAGATCCCGGACGCGGCGCATTTCGTCCGATCGCTGGCAACGCGGATACGGTCCGAGGCCAACCGCGAGGGCGAGGTCGAGGACGATTATGATCTCGAGCCCGAACCGCCGCCGTTCGAATCGAAGTTCGGCGGCATCCCGTTCGAAGCGCTCGATGAGCCGGGTCCGGAGCATGAGCACCTGATCGACGGCATCCTCACCGTCGGCGACAAGTCGATCATCGGGGGCGCCTCCAGGTCGGGCAAGTCGTTCCTGGCGATCGACATGGCGATGAGCATCGCCACCAAGCGCAATTTCTTCGGCCACAAGGTCATGAAGCAGGGGCTAGTCGTCTACCAGGCCGGCGAGGGCACGCGCGGCATCAAGAAACGGTTCCGCGCCTGGCGGCAGTATTACCAGCTCGACCCGGCGACCAAGATCCCGCTGTTCATCCTGCCGGCCAAGGTCGACATTCACTCGGCCGACGGCGACACCGGCAAGCTGATCGACGAGCTCGCCGGCATCGAACGGCTCTACAACATGCCGATCGTCGCGTTCTTCATCGATACGCTGGCGCAGGCCTCCGGCGCCGCTGACGAAAATTCCGGCAAGGACATGAACCTGGTGATGAGCAACGTCACCAAGATCGCCGACGCATTTCCCGACATGCACGTCTGCCTCGTCCACCACATGAACGCCGGCGGCACCAAGCTGCGCGGCCACACCTCGGTGGCCGCCGGCGTCGATCAAGTCATCCTGGTCACGCGCGATGAAGCCAACCCGCGCATCCGCACCGCGGTGCTCGACAAGCAGAAGGATGAGGAGGACGGCGCCAAGATCGTCTTCGAGCTCCAGCGGATCGTGATCGGGCACCGCCCGATCGACCGGCAGGAGATCACCTCATGCGTGCCGCTGCCGCTGGGGGCCGAAGTCAGCATGACGGCCAGGGGCCCGATGATGGACCGGTCGCAGCGGCTGTCGACCGGCCAAGCCGTGATCTTCCAGGCCCTGAAGGACGCGATTGCCGATGAGGGGATTCCGACGCCGCCGACCCTGAAGCTGCCGAAGGCCATCACCCGGGTGGTCGACGTCCGGCATTGGCGCAGTCACGTCCGGGCGAAGGCCGACGATATTTCGGACAGCGCGATCAACAAAGCGATGAAAGCAGCATCTGAGAAACTTTTGTTTCTTAAGCTGATCGGCCGGGTCAATCCCTACGTCTGGCTCACCAACCGCGGAACCGTGAACGTCTCCGACCCGTCGCATGGGCATGTCGGGGCGCCCGATCAGGCCGAGTTCCCAGAGGGCTGAAACGCGAAATTCCGCGACAACCAAAACGCAAAACGCCCTACGTCACGATGGCGCAAAATGGCGCCAAAACAACCATAGGAATTTTTGGCTTAAGTATCTGATCCAGCTGATAGACGTTGGTTCCAAACAACCTTTTCCAGAAAAGGTTGTCGGGAGCGAGGTTGTTTTATTCCCCGACCGATCACTTAGCGCAATCCGGTGGCCGCCTCTATGGCGGCCTTTTTGCACCGTTCCCAGAGCTGGTTGTCGAGCCGGCGGAGCCTGACGGCATCGATCCGGTCGGGCGATCCGGCCGGGTAGTGCCAGGGCGGGTTATCGCCGAATCGGCGGCGGTACCGGCGCGCCAGGCGTGACCGCCGGCGGCGCCAGGCGGCCGGCGCGAGGCGCCAGTGCTTGCCGCAAATGATCTCGCTGCAATGGGGGAATTTGGCGCGCGATGCGGTGCGCCGGCAGTAGGGGACGCAGCACGGGATGCGGTCGGTCACAGCTGGGCCCAGCACCGCCAGCAAACAGCCGCCAGGTTCGCCCGGCGCGCTCGCCCGGTGGACAATCTGATTCGGGCACCATGCGCACGTCACGACGACGTCCGCATCGTCGGCGGGCGGCGGGTCGCGCGGCTCGCCCACGATGGCACAGATCAGGACGCCTTCGCCCGGATCAAGCTTGGCGATCTCGGCATTGGCCATGACCCGCGCGCGCCGGCGGCCTGGGTGGTCCGCCGGCCATTCGGCATCGGTGCGGGTGGTGATGGCGGTGATGATGCGCTTGGTCATGCCCGCAACCTTTTCAGGATCGTCGTGGCCATGGCGTCGCGGAAGGCCGGGCTGGCGGTGTTATCGGCGACCTGGGCGAAGGTCTCGAGCAGCGCGGCCACCGGGCCGCTCGGCCCGTCGCCGTTCTGCCATTTGCGGATGGTGTTGGCGCCGTTGCGCTCCGGGTCCTCGAGCCCGCAGAGCTTCGCCATCTCGGCACGCGTGAGCCGGCGGCCGATGGTGGCGATGCCGATCGTGGCGCGCAGGTCGTTGAGATCATCGCCGTTCATGGGTTTCTCTCGCCGTGATGGCGTTGTTGTAGGCCGGCATCGCTTTGCCGGCGAGCGCGCACGAATAGCCGAATCGCTTGGCGTGATCGCCTCTGCAAAAATACAGGTCTTTGTAGCTGATGCGGTCCCAGACAAAGGCGGTGCGGACGCCGTCGCCACTGTAGACGACGGTCAGCACCTCATCGGTGCAGAGCCGCCGCACCTCAGCGAGGTTGGCCGGCAGCTTCGCCACTTCGACGATGGTCGGGCTGCCGTCCTCCGCGCGATTCTTCCACGGCGTCGCGTCGAGCACGAACATGATCATCCTGGAACGCTTGCCGATCGGCTTGCCGCAGTAGCGGCACAGCGGGGGAGCCTGCTTCACGTCGGCCATCAGTGCCTCTTTGCGCGGATGATGGCGCGGGCCTTGAGCAGGCTATCGAGTTCATGGTGCAGGATCGCGGCGCGCTTGACCGCGAAGCTGTAGCGCTCGGTCGACATGGTCGGGTAGGGGTCCTCTGGGCGCTGCGCCCGCTCCAAGGTGTGGGCCGCGGACAGCAGCTCGCCGGCGAGGCCGCGATAGATGGCGGCCACCTCACTGGCGAGCAGCAACACAAGCTGATGATGCGCGACCGCCGCAGGCGGCGGTGCCTTAGGTTTCTTGCGAGGCGTCACGTCTTCCCTCCTCCTGCTCTCTTTCGAATTCGGCGATCGATTGCCAGCGCCGGCAGAATTCGACCAGCCAGAGGCGCTGTGCATCGGTGAGACGCGGATCGACCAGGTGTTCGTCGGCCGAGCCGAGCCAGGTGATGCGGTGCTTGAGACCGAAGGTTCGATATTCGATCTCGAGGATGGCATAGGTCAGCGGGTTGGAGCGCGCGTCGCGCATCGCTTCGTCGAGGTTGACGTAAGCGCGATCCGTGTCGCCGACCTGGATCAGGTCGCCCCAGCGCTGGCTGATGACGTGGCGCAGCTGGTGGCCGGCGATGGCCGGGTATTCGTTAAGCGATCTCATGGGCCTCTCGCTTGCGCGTCTCGAGTCCGCGCGCGTGGCGTTCGGCGCCTTCGACCGACTTGAGCGCACGCTGCACATAGTCGGCCGCCTTGTCGGCGCCGGCCGCGCGCAGATGCGCGCGCGCAGCGCGGATCAGCATCGCCGCCAGCTTGATGTTGTCGGCCTTGGTGCGGTGGATGTCTTCAAGCAACTTGACCTTGCCATCGCTTGTCTGGAGGCGTTTGATCTCCGCCAGCGCAAGGTCGGCTTGCGCCGACGGGCTGTCATTGTCTTCGTCCGGAACGTCGATCTTCAGCGCATCGAGAATGTCGTCGGTGAAGTCGGTACAGCTGTAGGTCATGGCGCCACCCATCCGGTTGGCGAGGCCGGCATGCCGATCGCGATGTAACACTCGGTGCAGGCGAAGTGCCCGTTCTCGCGGTTGTAGGTGCCCTCCTCGCGCTTGACGTAGTCGTCAGGCGTCATGCCGAAATCGTCGGCGGCCTCGATGTATTCCTCGATCTCCGCCGGTCGCTTGCCGCAGTAGGCACAGATCGGTCCTGGTAGCAGTCTCTTGATGTCAGTCATGGTCAGTCCTCATACACGTCGAGATCGGTCAGCTGATCCGCGTCGCGATCGAACAGGATGTAATCGGCGCCGTGCTGGCGCGCGTACGTCATGCAGGCGAAGGCGTCGGACGGGATGCTGTCGTCGCCGTTCTCTTCATCGCAGTAGAGAAACCAACCGTAGGGCGCCACCCAATGGCTAAGGTTGCCCTGGTCGCTCGAAACGCGCTCGAGCCATTCACGCGTCGACGGCTTCAGATGCGCGGTCGACAGGTCCATGAAGTTGCGGAGGTTCGGGTGCGTCATGCCAGCACCGATGCCATCGCTTCGTTCATGTCGGAGAAGTAGACGCGCCACTCTTCGCCGCGCCACACCGCGCGATCGTCGGGCGGCATGTGCTCGTCACCGTCGCCGACGACGATGTAGTGTGACCACTCGCCGGCGGCGGCAGATGCGGCGTCGACCTTGATCAGCTTTGCGGCTCTTTCCCTGGCGCGCGCTTCAAGCCGCGCCTCGACCTTTTTGCGGTAGCGGTCGAATTCGGCGAGCGTCCGATCCTCCAGGTAAACCCAATGGTCGACGCCATCGCGCGGCGCGCGCAACTTGAAACCGAAGCCGTCGAACGATGCATAAAGGCCGTCGTGCAGGTACTCTTCGCGGTCAGGCATTTCAGCGCTCCCAGACCATGTTGTCATCCATGTCGAGGACGGCATAGACGCTTTCATCCTTGATGTCGTCGCCGGCGCCCCAATCCTCGACCGTGCCATCGCGGAGCATGGCCTCGCCCCTAGCCATCGCAAGTTCCGGCGTGTCAGCCTCGATCATCACAAACGCCGTCTCCTCGACGTATTGCTGTACGCACACTTTGAATTTCGGCATCTGGTCTCCTTCTGATGTTCGGCGCCGCACGATCGCGGCGCCGTCTCTGAAGCCGCTTAACCGGCCATCTCCATCACCTTGCTCGCGGCGACGTCGAGCGCGGTCCGATCGGCGGCGTTCGGCATGTCGCGGGCGATCTCGGTCAGGCCGCCGGCATAGCCCCACACCGAGCGCGGCGAGCCGTACCAATCGACCCGCTGCTCGGCGAGGTCATAGGCCTCGCTTGCGACCTTCCTGGTGATCGCCGACAGCTTCAGCTTAAAGATCGCGTCGAGGACTTCGTCCTTGCTCGCGCCGATCTCGACCGTGCGCATGCGCTCGATCCGGGCTTCATCGTCGGCGGCCGAGCCCTCGGCATACTTGGCAACTTCGATCCGCATCTGATCGAAGGCCTTGCTTGCCTGGTCGTTGCCGATGTGGATGACCTTCACCTGCTCGACGTTCTGCATGCCCCAAATGCGATGGTTGCCGCAGATGTATTCGTACAGGAACGTCCAGAGGTTATAGGAGCCGTCACCGACTTCGCTGTTCGACGTGCAGAAGCCGCGGGACAATCCGCCGCCGGGCAGCGTCTCGAAGATGCGCCGTTCGTTGTCGACCAGGAAGGCGAACATATCGCGCTCGCCAAGGTATAGGCCGCGCTTGCCGTCGAAGGCCGCCGGCGCCGGCTTCCACGTTCCCTCCGCCTCAAGGTCCAGCAACCGCGAGGTGATATCGCTGTTCCAGATCCTGGAGTACTTGCCGGAGGTGATCGCCCGCGCTCGCGCAACATTGCCGCTCTTGCCGAACAGCATCATCGCGTCGGCATCTTCGGCGCGCTTATCGAGCCCGTCGTTGATGCACTCCGCCGCCAGCGGCGCGGGCAGCTGGGCGAGGTAGCCGGCGGGCGCCTTGGCGCGCTCGCAGACCTGCCGGAAAGCCCAATTGCTCATTCCGGCGCCGTCATACTGCGGCAGGATCAGATCATCGCCCTGGGCCGCGACGCGCAACGCATTGGCCTTGATCTGCTCGACCGTGGCGGTGGTCCGCCACTTCGACGCCGCGGCGTGAAGCTCGGCGATGCTCTTGAAGCATTCATCGTCCGGCCGACTTGCCCATTGGCGATGGGCGATTTCCATCATGCTCGACATTCACACTCTCCTGGTTGTGGCGGGCCGTCGGCCCTCCGGTGAAAAACTCGATTACCCGATCTCGCCTTGGCCGGCGCCAGCACGGGGCGGCGCTTCAGCCAGCTTGCGGCGACCAGCACGCCGGCGGCAATCCAGATGGCGGTCATGCGGCAACTCCGATCGCTGCGGCCTTCGCCGCCAGATTCCGCCGCCTGGTCTCCGCGGCCTTCAGGCCCGCGGCCCGCCAGTCGACCGGCTTCTTTGCCGGCTTGACGATCGCCGCGACCGCCTTCGCATCCGCCGCCGAAACGGCCTTGGAGAATTCGGGCTCGCTCGACGCGGCCGCGGCTCGCGCGGCCTTCTCAATCATCGCGGCCCGGTACATCGATTCGACGGCATCGGGCTTCCGCTTGGCCCACGACGCGGCCAGCGCACCCGCCAGCGCGCGGGAATGCTCGGCCCTGATCCGCGCGCCAACGTCTCGGCAAGGCGCATCAGCGGCGGCCAGACCGGCCTTCCACCAAGCATTGTTTTTGGCGTGGATGGCGCGCTCAATCGCGGCCGCATAGGCGTCCCGGTCCGCCCGGGACATGGCGGACACGCTGCCGGCGGCCGCGGCGATCTTGCGGAACTTGGCGACCGAGGCGCCCATTTCGGGATAGGCCGGGCCAAGCTCGGCATCGAGCGAGCTGCGGCCATCTTCAATCCGCTTCAGCGCAGCTGCCGACAATTCGGCGCGCTCGCCGCGGGTCATTTTGAGAAGGGAAGCCATGTCCGGAACTCCATTGCTGGCGGGCCGATGGCCCTGGGGACAAGGAGAATATACGACATGGCGACGTAGGAAGCAAGGGGTTTTGGAACGAAATTTTGTTGCGTTGTTGCCTGGCGCAACACTGTTTCACGCTTGTTTCATATGAAACAGGCCCGGGATTGAGTGATTTTTGAGTATTTTCGGAGCATATCCGAGGCGATGACGCCCGACAAGATCAGCGCCCTGGTCGAGGCCTTCCTGGCCGAGCTGCCCGAAACGGTGCGCGCGACGCCTCAGGCGCGCGCTGAGGCCGAGCTGTCGGTCGAGCGGGTGATCTTCCTTGTCGACGCCAAACGCCGCACGGGCGGCCTCGCAGGCCTCAACGCGGCCTATCGGGAGGGAAGGCAAGCGGGCGAGATCAGGGTGAGCTACGCGGCTTGGTTTGAGCAGCTTATCGAGGCCGAGGTCCGCGCGGCGGCACATACTTTCCAGCGCAGTTGAAGCCGCCGAGATCCTCCTCGACCAGGAGATCGCCGGCCTGGACGTCGTCGAGGACGCGGCCGCGCTGGTAGTAGTGCTCCGGCCGCGGCGTTGGATCGCCGCGGGTTTTCCACACCCGCCGATAGCTACGGAGGTTCCGCTCCTCCTGCAATTCGCGCGACCACCAGCCGAGCACGAAGGCCAGCGCCAGGCCGGCAACGATCAGGATCAGCACAAGCCAGTCTGGCAGCATGCGGGTCTCCGGTTATGAAAAACGCCCCGCGGAGCCGGCTCGGAACCGCGAGGCGTTCTGGCTCCCCGGAAGAGACCACCTGTCAGAGTCGAGCCCTCAGGGGAAACGTCACCATGACGCTTTCGCGCTACGACGTCAAGTCGCAATCCGCGCGCGCGGCGCGCTGTGCAAAACGCATATCTGTGCGACTCGGTACGAAATTTATGGAAAGCCGAGCCGGTTTCATATCGCAACCACCCGGGGAGTTTTTTTCTACGCCATCATGTCGTATAGGTTGTTTCGACCTTAAGCCGCTGGCCGCGCTCGCAAACTGCATCAATCTTTCCACTGTCACAGGAATAGAGGAACACGCCATGGTGGCGTAAAAACTCCCCGGCGGATTTCTCGACTTCCTTTCAAATATTATTCCTCCGCAAAATCAGGCACCTCCAGAATCTTATCCACATTTTCCACTGCTCCTCTATTGACACGCGGTTTTTCGGAATGCTCCCTTCGCGCGGCCTCCACCCCGCGCAATCTCTTCCATCCCGTGCTGCTTCGAAGCGCGAGGGGCGCACCAAGCGCCCCCGATAGAGCGCGGGCATCTGGGACGACGCCACAAACGCCTTTCCGAGGTCTCCGCTCCGGGTTTTGGTGAGAGGTGTGTCTTCTCGACGTTCTACAGCGAACCCGCGGACTCGCGCTTGAGGCGCGGTCCGGCTCACAACGATCACGCCAAGACCTATTCGAAATCACCATCAGCACCGAGGCCTGCCGAGCCTCTGAAAAATTGGGGCGATCCGCGCGTGTGCCGATGGCCGGGGCCGTCCCGGTCAAAACGACACCGTGTCGCTTTTTCTGTGCGCCACCACCCGGAGCTTCACACGTCGTTAAGACGTATGGGGGAAGGTTCCACCCGCATCACGGTCTGCGCCGGTTCGCGCGCGAATGTCGGATGGGGAGTATGCTTGGCATGTTCAAGCACATTGGGACGCAGTTGATGCTCGCGGGCGCTCGACTGAGCGCCGGGCCCGCCTTCAACCTGGAGGCGCTGCAGCGTCAGCTCGAGGCCGCTAAGGCCCGCAGCTCATTCGAGAAGCGCACCGCGACCGAGCGCAAGACCACCTTCCACGTTGCCAATGGTCAGCGGGAGCGCGAGCGGCGGATGCGCCAGGGCGCGCATGAGCGCCAGCTCGCCAGCCATCGCGACGTGTTTCGCTGGAATGATTTTCCGAGGTCTCTCGACGGCACGCAGTTCCGGAGCGTCAAGCCTGCGCACATCTTCGGGCGCGACGCATGACCAAGCTGGCCGAATCGATCTTCGATCCCACCTACCTTCTGAGCGATGCGAAGCTCGCGCTGCGCGCGCGCATCTGCCTGGCTTTCGGCATGGCCGGCTTTGCGGCTATGGTCACCTTGCTCGTTCTCGCAGTCAGGAAACCACCCCATGACGAATTCCGTTCGGCACCCGCACTTGCGAAACCGGCAATCGCGCTCGGCCACGTTTCCTCAGCCTCTGAGGTTGGAGACACCGGCGCCATCCAAGCCGCAACGGGGGACGATCCCGCTGGTCTTCCTCGCGGTCTATCTCGGCTACATGGTGGTGATCGGATTGATCTTGAGCCCCAGCGCACCGGCCTGGGTGAAGGCCTTCCTGCAGTAATAAACCCCGAGAAGGGCGGCGATCGATCGACTGTCGACGCATCGGCGCCGGCACGCCGCCCGTGGGGGTCTCAATGAAGGTTTTGCTCGGCACCTGGCGCGACCATCACATCGAGCTCAATGAGCAGGACATGCGCCGGCTCGAGGCCGGCGAGATCCTGAAAGCCGATGGCGTCGAAATCATGGTGGAGCGGCACAAGTTCACCGAGCTGCCAAAGACGGCCGACGGCCGCCGGCGGTTCCTGCGCGAGGGAAGGGCGGAGTAAGCATGCCGATCGAACAGCACCTGGTTGTCACCGAACCGATTCTGCAATTCTTCGAATTCAGTCACCTGCCGCAGGCGCTCGCCGCGGTGTCGGCGCCGTTCGGTGATCTCGCCGTGCAGATCGTCGAGACGCTGCCGCGCAATCCGGAACGCACCGTCGCGCTGCGCAAGCTGCTCGAGGCCAAAGATGCAGCGGTGCGCGCCAAGCTGATGCGGAGATGAAGTCGACCGCGCTCATGCTGCTGATCGCATGCGAGAGCGCGGTTTTGTTTTTCTGCATTCGTGACGTGGTTTTGGCAGGCCGCATCCTGGGAGTTTGGTGATGATGCATATCGTTGACTGGCCGGAAGCCGCGGTTTTTATGACCGCGATCATCTGTTTCACCGTCTATCGCCTGGCGACCAAAGCGGGGACGAAGTGATGACGAACGATCAGATCGACGACGACATGGCCAAGCTCGCCGCGGCTGTTGCCGCCGGCATGACGCCAGGTTTGCCAAAGAAAGCATCCGATGCCGCGCTGGTCGAGGCGCTGGGCGCCGCCTTCGGCCTGATCGGCGGCTTTCTGAAAAACATCAACGATATCGCTGCCAACGCGCGCGACGATATGAAGTCCAGGAATGCGCTTTTGGATGAGCCGCGAGACAACTGATGACGACCGAGCCGATCATCAGCACCAACGAAGAACGCGCGCTCGCCTCACTGACCGTCGATCCGAAGAACGCGCGCCGGCATAGCGAGGCGCAGATCGCGCAAATCGTCGCATCGATCGAACGGTTCGGCTTTGTCGCGCCGATCATCATCCGCCCCAACGGCCAGATCATCGGCGGCCATGCCACGGTGATCGCGCTGAAGCGGCTCGAGCGCAGCGACGTCGTCGATTGTCGCGTCGTGCACGGGTTGAGCGAGGCCGGCTACCAGGCGCTGGGCGTCGCGCTCAACAAGATTCCGGAAAATTCGAGCTGGGACGACGCGGTGCTCCGCGACGTCCTGGCCTCGCTCGATGAGCTGGGCGAGGACACGTCCGGGCTCGGCTTCTCCTCCAATGAGCTGACCAAGCTGCTCGCCGAACCGGAGGAGCTGGAGCTTAAGGAAATCGACACGACCACGGTCGAGGATGAATTCTGGATATCGATCCGCGGGCCGCTCGCCGAGCAGGCCAATGCGCTCAAGGCGCTGCGGGAGGCGATGAAGCCGTTCGCCGGCGTCACCGTCGAGCAGGGGACGATCGCAATCTGATGCTGACCAAGATCAACCACAAGCTCGACGAAGTGATCGGCCTGCTGATGGATGGCCGCGCACCGCCGCGCCAGCTCGCGCTGCCCGTCGTCGAACCCAACGAGGAGCACGCCGCGCAAATCGCGCAGCTGCTCAAGAACCTAAGCACCTTCGAGGAACGATCGCGGGGAGCTGCGATCCAGCAAGCGCAACTGTTGGCCGCCATGGCCACGAAACTGGAAAGGTTGGAATGCATGTCGCAAGCCCTAATCGACGCGGTCGCAGCCCTGGCCGCGAACGTGCAGACCTTGACCGACACCACGGCCGCGCACGACACCGAGGTGCAGGCCGGCATCAAGGCGCTCACTGACGCGCTCGCCAAGGGCGGCGCGCCGATCGACCCCGACGTCGCCTCTGCGGTCGAGCAGCTGTCCAAGCTGTCGACCCTGGTCAAGACGTCGGCCGACACGATCAACGCGGAGACCCAGTTGATTGCCGCTGCGGTCACGCCGCCGCCACCGCCAGAACCTGCACCGGCGCCCGCGCCTGCCGCTGATCCTCATCCGGCGGTGACGTTGGACCCTCCGCCGGCCGCAGGCTCCTAAGCGGCGGGAGCATCTGGCAGTTCTGATCCTGCCAATACGAACGCCCCGCGGCGATCGACACGCCGCGGGGAGTAGTGCCGGGAAACTCAGGGGGTGACGGTGCCGCCGTCCTGGCGTCCTAACCGGACCTGCGCAGCCCCTTCGATCGGGACGGACACCCCGACCGAAGGATGGGAGCTTGGCACGCCGCGCGGGCGAAGCGGTTCATGAAACTCCTAAGGTCTGGAAGCGGCCCATTAATCTTTTCTGGTTGAGGTGTGAGCCCGTGGCCTCGAGGCTTCGTATCGGCCACCAGTTTTAGGCGGGAGTGTGATTGCGATGGCGACCGGTGTCGTCAGGTTTTTCATCAGCCAGAAGGGCTATGGCTTCATCCTCCCCGACGATTCTGGCGCAGAGCTGTTCGTGCATCGCAGCCAGCTTGCCCGCGGCGTCTTCGAATTGAAGCCGCGTGATCGCGTCTCATTCGAGATCGGGCCCGCCAACCAGGGCAAGGGCGATGGCCGCCAGGCCGTCAACGTCAAGGTGATCGGCTGATGGCTGCACCACGCCGCAACGCGATCGGCAAGCTGTCGACGCCTGGCTTTGAGAAGTCCGACAACAACCCGCAAGCGCACGACGCCAAGGTCAAGCTGCGCGAGCTAGTGATGGCGCAAATTCCGGTCCCCAAGGTGTTCGACGCCTTCGCCGGGAGCGGCGCCATGTATAGCGCGGTGTGGCGCAAGGCGCAGAGCTACACCGGTTGCGATCAAAAGCCGCAGAGCGATGAACGGCTGATGTTCTGCTGCGACAATCGCCGCGTGCTGCGCGCGATCGACCTGGCGCCATTCAACGTGTTCGATCTCGATGCCTACGGCTTCCCCTGGGAACAGGCGATCATCATCGCCGCGCGCCGGCCGATCGCCAGCGGCGAGCTCATCGGCTTCTGCTTCACCGAGGCCGGCGGCATCATGTACAAATCCAATGGCGTTCCCAATGCGGTCACGATGTTGGCCGGCATCAAGGCCGGCAGCGTCGGGCTCGGCCGCGCACGGCATCAGCTGTTCGAAAAGACGCTCGCCGGCTTCCTCAAGATGACGCAGTGCGACGTCGTCAAGCGCTGGCAGGCCGTCGCGAAGCTGACCGCCAACGGCAAGGCCAGCGGCAATCAAACCATCTATTGCGGCGTCGTGCTCAGAGGCCGTTAACACATCGGCGCGAGACTTGCCTCAATCGGAGGCATCACCCGATGAAAATGCAGCCATGGTTTGATCCGATCACCGAGCGCTGGCAGGACCCGAAGACGCCCAGCGCAGAGCCGCTGACCTACGCGGATCAGCAAATCATTCAACGCCTGGAGCAGGAAGACAAGGCGCGGGTGTTCTCCGTGCCGCGCATCTGGGAAGCGCTGCAGGCGACTGCGATCTCGAGTCTGATGGAGGCGCCGGCGGTTGAGCCGCCGGCAGATCCTGCGCCGAATGCCGAGGTGCCAAACTCCTGCGTCGTGATCATCGACGAAGCAATCGGAGGGATGGACTGATGCGCCGTCGCCGCGGTCCAGTGCTCCCGCATCATCCGGAGCTGATGAAGCGCATCGGGCTCTACGTGCCCGACACCGAATTCAATCGCCGGGCGGCGGCTTACGCGAAGGAAGCGGCACGACGTTGCTACGTGAAGGCTCCACCGGAGCAGGTGAGGGCGCAGCGCCACCGGGCGGGCAAGCTGGGGGCTGCCGCCCGTTGGGGAAAGCCATCGCGACAATCGACTGGCGCAGAGCCATCACAGCCTTGAACAATTCGGCGCCGGTTTGATTCGTCGTATCGGCCAGGGCGGTGCGCTCCTCGAGCGTCATGCGCTCCACCGACCTGATCAGCATTTCCACCGAACGCATCAAGGTGATGACGTCGTCGACCTTCACCTTTGAGCCCGTGGCGAGATAGAGCCGCACGGCGTCCTGGACGCCCATGCGCGCGACGTCGAGATGCCGCGCGACGATATCGTCGGGAATGTCGGTCATAGGCCACCTTCGCTCTTTGGGCGCGTCACCGCCAGAGCCTTTTGCCCCGCTTCGGTGACAAAAAATGTCGTCCCCTCGCCAATGACAAATCTCTCTTCCAGGAGACCGATAGCAGCGAGCCGATCCATGACGCGCCAGTCGCTGGACAACGTGGCGCTCTTCGTCAGACCAGATGGGGTCTTTACCCCGCCTACCAAAGAGTAGCGGGTGTTAATGAACCGCAGCACAGCAAGCTGCGCAGATCCAAGCTTTCTCATGGCTTGCGCGCTTCCTGCGGTAGTGCATTGAGGCGGTCGTCGGCTTCGCGGGCGAGGTCCAGGATTGCATGCTCGTATTTGCTCCAGTTTTCCTGACCGCCAGCCGCCTCCTGCATCAGCGCAGCGGCGCGTGCCGTAAAGGGCATCTCCGCATCGCCAGTCGCGGCAGATGAGGGCGCAACCGTTGACGACTGCATCGCATAGCGGTTGAGCGCAATCGCGACCCGCACCGCGTTGTCCCAGGTCGAGCCCTGCGCGATCACGGCATCAGGAATCGTCGTCGCGTTCGGGTCAACCAGTTCGAAGACGTCGGCATCGTGCGGGATGACAAAGAAGCGATCGACGCCGCGGACGTTGTGGCGAACGGCTTTATAGGTTGTCAAAGCTCGCTCCTCCCCATTGCGTGACGTCGGCCTCCGTGGCCAATCCGGTCAAGGCGTGTGCGAAGTTTGCCGGCGCGATCTCCAGCCGGATCACCACGCCAGGCTTGTCGGTCCGACGAACCACGATGCAGATCGGTGCGACGTCTTCACCCTCGATGCGCGAGATATTGACCAGCGCCTTGGCGAAGGCCTTCGGCTTGCTCATTCCTCGCCACCTTGCTGCGCCTCGAAGCTATCCGCCAGCGAGCGCGCCAGTTTCTTCGCGGCCCTGGCGATCGTATCGATGCCGGCATCAGATTGCGCCAGGCCATCGATGCTTGTCATCGCCCAGAAGCCGAGGATGAGCGTGAGCATGGCGCCGACGTCGGCCGGCGAGCGGCCGGCAATCATGTGGTCGAAATAGGCCTTCGCGGCCGCGATGTGTTTGCTGTCGTCTGACATTCGCTCGCTCCTCAGAACGGAATGCTGTCGCTGTAGTCGGGGCAGGCGTTCATCGCCGCGACGTGAGCCACCTTCAGCGCGTCCACCTCTGGCGATGATGGGGCTTTCGCTAGAGCCGCCTCAACCGCCTTGTGCAAGTCCTCCAGCTTCGGCTTGGCGCGCTCGCGCGCCTGCTCCAGGTGGCGCGCGTGATTGGCGTGGTTGATTGCATCGCGCCGCACTTCATTGCGTTCGCCTTCAGCCACGTTGCAGCGGCGATCGGATGCCTCCCTGACCGCGACAAGATCGATGATGCGGTCGACCAGCCGATCGAAAGCATCGGCTCCGGTGAATTCAGACATGGCAACTCCTCAGTGATGCTGCGGCACGCGCAACGGGTTGTGGTAACCAGGCGGCAAAAATGGCTGCAGGTCTTTCTTGATGTAGTGGGCCTTGCCGAGCGCCTGCAGCTTGTCGATCATGCGCAGCGTGTAGTCGCGCCAGTCGAGCACGTTGGTGATCGACGGCACGTAGTTGGCGCGCCCGACCTTGTAGAGATCGACAAAGCCGTGTGTCGCGTCGACGATCGACAGCGACGACTCGAGATCAAGCGTCGGCTCGAGCGACACCCAGGTGAAGATGCCGCGCTCATGAAACTTGCGCAGCGTCTCGATCCTGTTCCACGGCAGCGCCGCGTTGCGTTCCCATTTCTCGGAAAACCTGGCGTCGAGCGAGGTCAGCGTCGAGGCGAAGGCGTCGCGATCGGGACGGAACGCATAGAGATCCTGCAAGGCCCGATCGCCGCCCTTGGTCAGCGTGCAGAAGCCGAGCCCTGCACCGCGCAAATATTCCAGCGTCGTGCGGGTCAGGTGATTGTCGCCAGGATGGTACGGGTCCGTCGTGAAACTGAGCATCACTTGCTCGGTGACGCCGAGCTGCTGATACTTGCGGCAATCGGCTGTCAGCCGCTCGATGAAGTCGGCGCGCGGCACCGCGCCGGCGTCGAATTCCTTGCGGTCCTGCTTGGTCACGCGCGGCACGTAGCAATAGGCACAGCCGTGCCCACATCCGCGGTATGGATTGCAGGCCAGCGGGGCGTATTCGCCCGCCTGGCCCTTCGGCGCATAGATGATCGTGCAGCCTTTGACGGACACTCCGTCGTCGTTGAGCGTCGGCATTGTAAACCCCGTTAACTGTGATGAGATAAACATACGTCATCGCGACGTATGACGCTAGGGCGTAGCATGGGCAAAAGTGAAAAAAAGAAGCCGGCCGAATCGGGCGACAAGCCGCGCGAGCGCAAGCGACTGGCGAAGATCGAATTCACGCCGGAACAGCGCAAGATCGTTGCCGGCCTCTCCGCGATCGGCTGCTCGCTCGATGAGATCGCCGCAACGCTGCGATCCTCCGGCCTGAAAATCTCCAACCGCTCGCTCGACGTGCATCTCAAAAAGGATGAGCTGCTGCGGCAGCAATACGACGACGGCATCGCGACACGAAACGTCAAGCTTCGATCGCGCATGTTCCAGCAAGCGATGATGATGAACGGCGCTGGCGTGCATCAGGCTCAGTTCCTCGCGGTCAACTGGCTCGGCATGAAGCGCAACCCAGAGATCACCGACGAAGAGACCGCAAAGAATCAGGCCAAACATGACCAGGAGGCAGCAACTGCCCGCGAGCGCGTCACTGCTAAGCTCGAAGCTCTCTCCAAACGCCTCGCTGGCCGAGTTGCTGGCGGAGACACCGACGGAATTAAAAAGCTACCTGCGCCAGCTCAAGCAGAAGGAAATTGAAGCGCTCGAATATGACTGGCGGTTCTGGGCGCGCCGCAACCAGATGGAGCCGCCCGGCGAAGCCTGGTCGATCTGGGCGATCATTGCCGGCCGCGGTTTCGGCAAGACCCGCACCGGCGCCGAATGGATCCGCGGCCTTGCCTATCCCCGCGGCTCGACGCCGCTGACCGGCGGCAAGATCGGCCATATCGCCCTGGTCGCAGAGACCGCGGCCGACGCCCGCGACGTCATGGTCGGCTACGGCAAGGGCCCGGGCGAGGCCAGCGGCCTGCTCCAGGTCTGCCCGCCGGACTTCCGCCCGACCTATGTCGGCTCGACCCGGTCGGTGACCTTCCCCAATGGCGTGAGCTGCACGCTCTACAACGGCACCGAGCCCGACCAGCTGCGCGGCCCGCAGCACGGCGCCGCGTGGTGCGATGAGCTGGCCAAATGGCGCTATGCGCAAGAGGCCTATGACCAGCTCGAATTCGGCCTGCGCATCGGCGACAACCCGCGCACCGTGATCACCACGACACCGCGGCCGATCAAGCTGCTCAAGGATATCCTGGCCGAAGAGACGACGGTGATGACGCACGGCTCCACCGAGGAGAACCGGGCGAACCTGTCGGCCAAGTTCATCAAGCGCGTCATCGAGAAATACGAGGGAACGCGGCTCGGCCGGCAGGAGCTGGCGGCCGAGATCCTGGACGACACGCCTGGCGCGCTGTGGTCGCGCGCCATGATCGACGCCCAGCGTATCAAGCCGCATCAGCTGCCCGACCTGGTCAGGGTCGTCGTCGCGATCGACCCGGCGGTGTCGACCAACGAAGACAGCAACGAAACCGGCATCATTTGCGCCGGCAAGACCGACGGGCCCGATCCCGATTACTACGTGCTCGAGGACGCCAGCGACGTCCACACCCCGGGCGAATGGGCAAAGGAAGCAGTCGCGCTGTTCGACGCCAGGCATGCCGACCGGATCGTCGGCGAGGTCAACAATGGCGGCAACATGGTGGAGTCGACCGTGCGCAATGAGCGCCCGCATATCTCCTACCGCGCCGTCCACGCCTCCCGCGGCAAGTACACCCGGGCCGAGCCGATCTCAGCGCTTTACGAAAAGAAAAAGGTCCATCACGTAGGAAGCTTTGCCCGGCTCGAGGACCAAATGTGTGCCTTCACCTCCGACTTCGACCGCAAGGCCAACGGCTACTCGCCCGACCGCATGGATGCGCTGGTCTGGGCGTTAACGGAGCTTAATTCGGTCGTGGTCGATGATGACGTCGGCGGCGTGGTCTCGGTCCCGAAGCCCGCTCAAACCCTATGGTGATCGACCTTGGCTGAAGACGAGATCAAGAAAGAGGCGGCCGTCGCGCCGCCTGGGCCGCCCAACGTCGAGCGCGACGCCACGCTGGTCACCATCACCGGAGATCCCAAAGCCGGCCCGATGGCCGAGATCGGCGTCTCTGGCCTCAAGGCCTTCTCCGGCTACATCAACGAAGAATACCTGCATGAGCTGCAGGGCCAGAAGGCGATCAAGGCCTATAACACGATGGGGCATGACCCGATCGTGGCCGCGGTGCTGCAGGCGATCACGCTGATCCTGCGCGCCGTCGACTGGCGCATCGAGCCGGCCGACGACGGCAGCGACGTGCAGAACGATCACTCGGCCCAGGCCGAGAAGGAAGCCGAGTTTGCACAGCAGCTGCTCGACGACATGTCCCACACTTGGGAGGACACGGTCGGCGAGATTTGCAGCATGCTGCAATACGGCTGGAGCTATCTCGAGATCGTGCTCAAGACCCGCAACGGTCCCGACCAGGACGACGGCGCGCGGCGATCGAAGTACGACGACGGCCGCATCGGCATCCGCAAGCTGCCGCTGCGCTCGCAGGACTCACTGTATCGCTGGCAGCTGCAGACCGACGGCGGCGTCGATGGCATGTGGCAGCAATCGCCGCAGGGCGGCCCGCAGCTGTTCATCCCGATCCAGCGCGCGCTGCTGTTCCGCACCACCTCGAAAAAGAATTCGCCGGAAGGCGTGTCGATCCTGCGCGCGTCCTACCGTCCTTGGTACGTCAAGCGCGGCATCGAGGACCATGAGGCGATCGGCATCGAGCGCGAGCTCGCCGGCCTGCCCGTGGTCAAGATCCCGAAGAAATATCTGGCGCCCAACGCGGCGCCGGCCGACATCGCATTCATGAACAAGATGACGGCGCTGGCGCGCGACGTGAAGATGAATTCGCAGGCCGGCGTGGTGCTGCCGAGCGAGACCTTCGTCAATCCGGACGGCACCTGGTCGTCGGTGCCGATGGTCAGCCTCGAGCTGTTGTCGAGCGGCAGCTCAAAGCGCGGCATCGACACCGACCCGGTGGTGAAGCGCTACAATCGCCTGATCGCGATGGCCGCCCTCGCCGACTTCCTCACGCTGGGCGATGAGAAGGGATCGTTCGCGCTCTCGCAAAACAAAAGCGAGCTGTTCCTGCGGGCCTGCAAAGCCTACCTCGACCAGATCGGTTCGGTGATCAACCGTTTCCTGTTCCCGCGCATGTTCTCCTACAACGGCATCGCGCATGAGCTGTTGCCGACGGCCAAGCCTGGCCGCCTGTCACCGGTCAACCTCGCCGAGCTTGGCAACTACATCGCGCAACTGGCCTCCGCCGGCGCGCCGCTGTTCCCGAACCAAGACCTTTCCGATCATCTCGCCGACGTCGCCGGCCTGCCGGAGCCGCCACAGGATATCGGTCTGTTGGCCGAGCCTGGCAGCGTGCCGCGCATGGGCCAGATCAATCCGGACACCGGCGAGCCGATGACGCTCGACGAACACGCGGAGTTTCAGCAGGCGCAATACGGCGACCAGTCGTTCGAAGACCAGGCCATCACGCCGGCCGCAGCGCAAGGCGCAGGCGCGGCCAAGCGCCGTTTCTTCCCGGTCGGAGGCGCGCGCAAGCGGGCGCCCCTCCCTTTTTCGAAGCGGACGACGACGAAGTTTAACCAGGCGCACGATCAGCATGGCCGGTTCGCCGCGGCCACCGGCGCCGATTCGGATCATGGCGTCGTCCCGCCGAAGATGGCGGACGATGAGTGGCACCGCATCCTCGCCGAAGCCAAAGAGCGCAACGACACCACCGAGGCCCACGTCAACGACGTTCTCGGCTCGAAGAACAACATGGCGGTGTACACCCATCCAGATCGCCCGCAGCGACGCGTGGTCGTGTCGCGATCTTTGGACGCGCGCTACGGCATGCGGGTCACCGACTTTGACGAGAAAGGCCCGATCGGGCATCGCGAGTATTCGACCGGCGATCGGCGCGGCCTGCATTCGGAGATCAGTCAGGCGCTCGCCGGCGGCATGAAACGCACGGTGCTGAAGTATGACGAAAGCCTGCATCCGCGCGATGAGCACGGCCGCTGGACGTTCGGCAACGGTACCAACGGCATGGCGACCGCGCTCTACCAGCAAACGCTCGAGCCCAACGTCAAGCCGGAGGACATCTATAACCGCGTCGACCCCGATGCGCAGCGCGCCGCGACCGAGCTCGAGGCCGACATGGCCAAACGCGTGCCGTCAGATCAGCCCGTCGAGCACGGCGGTTTTATGCGGCCAGATGGCAGCTACACGCCGGAGCGCCAGGCGCTGCATGAGAAGCTGCTCGATCACGTCTTCACGCCGGAGCGGATCGATGCCGCAACGCCGGTGGAAGGCGAGAAGCCGACAATGACGATGCTGGGCGGCCGCGGCGGTTCTGGCAAAAGCTTCCTGACCGACCCGTCGAAAGGTGGTCCGGTCGACCCGAACCGAACCATCGTGCTCAACTCCGATGACTTCAAAACGCCGCTGGCGAAGGCGTCCGGCCTCGATGAGCGCTATGCAGCGCTCTACCATGAGGAATCCGATCACGTCCTCAAGATGGCATCGGCGCGCGCCAAGGCGCTTGGCGTCAATGTCGCGTTCGATGCGACGATGAAGAGTGAGAGTACCGCGGCCGCGCGCATGCTGGAGTATCAAAATGCCGGCTACGTCATCAACGGCCACTACGTTCACACGGCGCCGCAGCTGGCGGCGCAGCGTTCGATCGGGCGGTTCTACAAAGGCGGCAAGGCCAATGGTCGCTACGTGCCGCCGGCAGTGATCCTGGGCAACGTCAACAACGAAAAGAACTTCGACAAACTCAGTCCCAACTTCCGCAGCTGGTCGATCTGGGATAACAACGGGTCCAAGCCCGCGCTGGTCGCGCATAGCCCGACCTTCAAACCGAGCTTTAGGTGAGTATCATGGCCGACGACAGCACCAACAGCACCGGCATCAAATCGAAGGCTGGCCCGATTCCTGATGCGGCTTTCGAGAACGATGCGGCCGCGGCGCTCGGCGATCCGCAGTTCAACGCGGAGGGCAAAAAGGCCTTCGACGAAAAAACAGCCCGCCTCATCTCTGAGCGGGCTGCGCGGTTGGGTCGATCGACTTAGGCTGCCAGGGTCTCCGGCGCCAGTTCACTTTCCGCCTCGCGGATCGCCTCCGAGGTGATGACCTCGAAATTGCTGAGTAGCAGGTTGGCTTCCGAAAGAGTCTTGGGCGGGTTGAGCTTGATCGCCTCATTCATCACCGAGACGATGTAGAGCAGTTTCTTTGCCGTGGTGATCGGCAACGGCTTGTAGGCCATTTTCGGCCTTCCTTTCCTCCTTTTTTGCCAGCGGGACCATCCCGCAAGCTCAATATATGCCCTGGCGTCGCATACGTCAATATGACGTAGTTCCGGAATTCCGGATAGGATCGAAACGGTCCTAGTGGCGGAAGATCAGGACGTAGCCCAACGCGATGATCACCACCAATATGGCAAGGTTGGCGAACATCGCATAGGCGAATGGTGTGGGGCGCTTACGCATCGAGCAACTGCTCGGCTGGGATTTGGTGAATCTCCACAAGCCGCAGCAGCTTGCCGATCGGCTTCGGCACCGGCGAGGTGCCGGAATCGATCCGCTGGCACTGCCGCTTGCTGATGCCGAGATAGGGCGCGGCGCCGACGATCGACAGGCCAAGCTGCTCGGTGACAATGGAATGGAATTCTTTCCGGGTCAGGGGCTTCGCCACGGCTGTAGTCTCCTCAAGATGCTTGCCGGCTCGAAGCGATATCTATGACACCATGACGCTTACGTCAATGTGGCGTAATCACTTGCCGCGTCTCGACTTGGCGTCACCTCTCCGCGGCTCGGTCAGGTATTCGCGCGCCTTGCGCAAATTGCGCAGGTACAGCTCGGAATAGACCCACTCCTCGGTCAGCTCCGCCTTGTAGAGCATCCGCGTGTTGCTATCGACGCGCACGATCAGCTTGGCGATGGCGCGCGTTGCCTGGCGCCGCAGCTCGCGCATCGAGTCCTTGTCGGTGTTGCTCATGGCCGCATCCTCGCCCGCTCCAGCTGCCGCAACTGCTCATCGAGCAGCCTGATCCGCAGCAACAGCAATTCGATGTAGCGGAGCCGCAGCAATTCCGAGCGCGGCAGATTGACATTGATCATGTGTGCGCCTTCGCCGCGATGCATTCGACCTTTTCGAGTTCGATCAGCAGCACGCGTGCCGTCGAGTCGGTGAGCGATATCAACGTGCCGCCGCCGGCGATCTGGATCGTGCCCTGGTAGTTGCGCAACGTGGTCCAGACGTCGACGATGGTCTGAGGTCCGATCCGCAGGCGGTTCACCGCCGCGTTGAAGTCGGCCGGCGTCATTCCTCGCCCCTGTCCTTCACGTCGGGGATCGACTCGGCCTCGGCCTCAGCTTGTGTCGCGCCGCGCATCTTGCGCGTGCCGGCAGCCGCGGCGAGCAGCTGGCTTTCGAGCTTGGCTTTGCCCTTATCGAATTTGCGCACGCCCTTGGGCGACAGCGCGATGCCATCAGGCCGCTTGTGCAGGCCGTTGTGGACGGCCGAAGTGAGCACGGCGAGCAGTGCAAACCATTCGTCGCCGCGCATGGTGACGGTGACGTTGTCAGTCGAAAAGGCCATGTCAGTCTCCGCTGTCGATCGTCATGTCGAGGCCGCACTTGGAACAGCGGCCGGGATGCCAGCCGCGCGAGTGATTGGCGCCGGGATCGTCGACCTTGGTGTGCTGGCAGATTGCGAATTTGAGGCCCGTGGCGGTCGAGCACTGCTTTTCGGCGTTCCACTCCGTCCAGGCCACGATGCCGGAGCCGTAGAGCTGACCGCCCTGGCCGTGGTCGAGGCAGAAGCTCACATTCCACCTTTTCGATTTGCCTGGCACGACGACAGAGCAGCCGCTGTGCAGCTGGCCATAGTGCAGCAACAGCGCGCCGATATCGCCCTTGATCGGCTCGGGATTCGGCAGCGGCACGTCACCGCGCATGATCGGCATCAGGTCGCCGTCGAGCGTGTAGACCTTGCGCTCAGCCATGGGCCAGCTCCCGTTCCATCAGCACGCTTTCGATCTTGTAGGACAGCCGGCCGAGCAAGTAGCCGACATGGATCGACGACGGTGTCGTCTCGCGGATATCGTCGAGCAGGCTCTTCAGCTCAGCTTTCGAGAGCTTGCGAAGATCCTCTTTGGTCATCGTCATCGGCGTCATCGTTCTCCTCCTCAATAGCCGGCGACGACGTCACCGGGCTGATACTTGTCGCGATCGATGGGCGTGAACCGAACCGCCATGCCGCTGGCGCTGATCCAGCGGATCGCGTGCTCGCCGTCAAAGCGGTAGTAGTAGCCAGGCCGATCGTCGGGATCGCGACTGCCGTCATAGCTGCCAGTGATCGTCAGCCTGCGGCCGTTCGATTTAAAGCGCGCGCCGATCACCGCACCACCTCCACCTTGATGATCTCCAGGTGTTCAAACGTCGCGGCCCACCACTCGCGGATCGCGGCCTCGCTCTTGCCGTCGTAGAACGTCGAACGGATGCGATGACCGTCGGTCCAGAGGATGCGGAAGCGGATCAAAGCTCGGACTCCACATCGAACGGCGCCGGCATCTGGCGCCTGATCTTGAAAGCGACGGCGCGCATTCTGACGGCCATTTCAGGATGAGACGTGGTTGCGGCCTTGCTCAATGCGATGACGATTGTCATCAGCTCGCTGACGTCGAGCGTATCGCCGCCCGGCAGTTCGATCGGCTTAAACATCATGCCCTCTCATCTTGCTCGTAGCGCTTGGTGTTCGGGTTGTAGAACATCAGGCCTGGCCGATCGCGCATGAACTTCTGGAGATCGGCAGAGGCTTGCGGCGTCGAGACTTCGAACATCCGTTCAAGATGCCCGCGATTGATGAAGCCATAGACGCGCAGCATCTGCGCAATCCATTCCTGGCGGTGACGTGCAAACCAGCGATCAGACATCGGGACAGCTCCAGCCCTCGCGATAGAAGATTTGGACCCAGCCGTCGGCGAGGTCGCGCCAGCCGTCGATCCAGATGAACTTGCCGCGCCAGTTGCGACGCTGGCCGACGCGTTCGACCCAGATGGCGGCATCGGCGGCGGGAATGGTGAAACTCTGGCGGGTTGACATGTTGGAACCTCACAATCAATGTACGTCACGATGGCGCTTGCGTCAAGGTGACGTAATGGGCCTGGCGCGGCGGCGATTGAGCGCCGCCAGTGAGCGCGCGTTGTGGCAGACCTTGCAGGTGCTCTGCCGCCACGGATAGCCGTTGGCCACGCGATAGAATTCGGTCTCCGGCTTTTCGACCTGGCACATCCGGCAGACCTTGCGCGGCGTGTCCGCGGTGGCGATCTCAGGTTTCGTGCATTTCATCGTCGAGCACCATCAGGAAGGCCAGCAACGAAACTTCGTGGAAGATCAGCCAGAGCATCACGGCATCGTAGAGCGTCACGGCTGCTCTCCGAGCAGCGCGCGCATCTCCGGGGTCAGCTCGCCCTGGTCGTCGAAAACGGCGATCGGATCGAAGCTGTCATCGCCGTCGCGCTCCGCGTACAGCGGCCACGGCCGCCGGCTGTTGAGCGGCCTTGTCAGCGTGTAGGAATGCCGGCCGATCTCCAGCGGCAAATTGTAGACGAAGATCGCGCCATCGCTCTCGCGCTGCATGATCTCGAATCGCGGCACGTCTTCATTGCGAAAGCGCGCCTCGCAGCCGGCCAGCCGCTCCATCGCGATGTAAAGCTGGCCGTAGCACTTGAGCAGGTTGGCCTCGTTGAAGAGGTCGCGGGGGATCACGCGGCGATAGGTCATTGCTTCAACTCCGGTCCAAAGACATGACAGGGTTTGTCGGCGCCGTTCTGCTTGCGGTACCACTCAGGCGGATTGCTGGGCTGAACGATGACGCCGAGGAAACCGCACTCCTCGAAATAGGCGAGCACCTTGCCCGGGCCGATCTGGTTGACGCCGACGATGACGTCGGCGCCGATCGCGGGCGGAGGTTGCTTGCCGCCCCACTTCATCGGGTCGTCGCGGTTGACGATCTGATCGCCGCTCCAGATCAGTTGCTGCCATTCCGGCAGAGCGTCGAGCTTACGAATTGCCATTGTCCGACTCCTTCCGTTCGATCTCCCAGGCTGGCGGGGGAGGCGGCGGCGCGTACAGACCGCGCGCCGCTTCGTTCTGGCGGTCGCGCTCCTCGCGCTGCCGCTCAAGGTCCCAGATTATCCAAGGCTTCACGATGGTCACCTCCTCACTTCGTCCAGCCGGACAGCGCGATCTCCTCCGCCCCAAACACCAGGGACAGGCCGCAATCGTCGCAGGGATAGCGCCGAGCATCCGGCTCACAGGCATCCTTGCTGGCGCCGCACGCGACGCAGAAGCCCATGTTTTCGTCGGCCGCGCGCTCAAGGCGCTCAACCGAGAAGCGCTTGGGAATGATCTTGCCCGACGCGCTGCGCTTGATCTTTAGGGAAGTCGTCACCGTTTTCCTCCTCAATGGCGGGCCGATGGCCCTTCGGGACACCATCAATATACGCCATAGTGACGTAGCACGCAAGGGGCGAGTTTTGGCAATTTTGGTCGCAAAACGGGCCGTTCGGCCGGGCGGGATTGGGCACAATTCGGGCCTGTTCGCAAAGACCGAAGCCGACGCGGAAACGGTCGACCGCCTCCTCGCGCAAAGCGACAAGATCAGCGCCCAGGTTCGGCAAGCCTATGTCGACGCGGTGCGCCGGCTGCAAAGTCAGGTCGACGTCGCGCGCATCAGCGATCTGCTCGAGGCCGGGCGCATCTCCGAAGCGCTGCAACAGATCAACGCGCAAAGCGTGGCCGCCGGGTTCATGCCGGTCGTCGACGCCATCACCGCAGCGACGTTCGGCGTTGCGCGATCGACCGCGCAACTGGCGACGCAGGCCTCAGGAATCCAGTTCTCGTTTTCGCAGGTCAACCCGGAGGCGGTCAGCTTCGTCCAGCACTACGAGATGAACCTGATCCGCGAGATGACCAGCGAAACGCTCAAGACGGTTCGCGGCATCATCAATGCCGGCGTCACCGCCGGCGACAATCCGCTCGACATTGCGCGCGAGCTTCGCGCGCACATCGGGCTCACCGAGCGCCAGGCGCAGGCGGTGCGCAACTATCGTCGCCTCCTGGAGGATGGTGATGGGCAGGCCCTGCAGAGGCAGCTTCGCGATCGACGTTTTGATCGCTCTGTTCGGAATCATGTTGCTGGCACTCGCGCTCTATCGTCTGAGCAGGTCGACAACATGGTCGAGCGCTACTCGCAGCGGTACCTCAAATATCGCGCCGAGACGATCGCCCGCACCGAGGCCAAGCGCGCGCTAGGCACCGGCAATCAACTGCTCTGGAACCAAGCGGTCAAGGACGGTCGCGTCGCCGAGGACGACGTCACCAAAACCTGGATCACCGTCGGCGACCACAAGGTCAGGCCCACCCACCGCGAGCTGCACAAACAAACTGTGGGTCTCAACGACACGTTTACCTGTTCGGAAGGGGACATCAGTTACCCGGGAGATCCTGGCGCAGACGTCGGGCTCACTGCGAATTGCCGATGCACCTGCGTCTATCGCTTCAAGGTGAAGGGGCAGCAGCCATGACGAGGAGTGACTACGTCCGATTTTACAGCACTGGATTTGCCGGCATCCTGATCGCGGTCGCGCTGACCTGCGCGGCCTGGGCGCACGACCACAACAGGCCGGAGCTCAATGACTGGTTTGCCTCGCTGAGGTCCGGCAACGGATCGTGCTGCGACGGCTCCGACCAGAAGGGTCTCGACGATCCGGACTGGCAGGCCACCGGCGACGTCGACAATCCCTACAAGGTCCGGCTGCCGGGGTCGAAGGAATGGACGCTGGTTCCGAAGTCCGCGGTGGTCGACGGGCATAACCGCGCCGGGCATGCGGTGGTCTGGCCGATCGCCGGCTACATGGGCGTCTCGATTCGCTGCTTTATGCCGGGCTCGATGACCTGATCAGGTCCGCCAGTAGCGAAACCGTTAATCCCGCGGAAGCAATTCGCGAACGAATATCGGCTAGGACGATCCGCAACGCCGGGTCGGTCGTCGCGGCCAGCCTGATCTCGAGCTGTTCGTCGAGGTCAGACAGGAAGGCCAGCGTGGTCCCGTGAGGGCCGCCAGGCGCGTCGACCGATCCGTCTCGCTTGTAGAGGACCAAACCTTGCCCCTGACCACGACGCAATTGTCGCCCGTCCAGAAGTTTCTGCCGCCGGCGGCGATGGAGATTTTCACCAAGGCGGCGAACGACGCCGACGGCGCCGGGCAGGCCTTCAATGACTGCATCCGCGCCGGCTGGGCCGCAACCAAGGAAGCCGGCTGGCAGGCGCCATCCACCGGGAAAAAGTGGGTCCTGGTTAACAAGGGCGAACCTGGCGTCGGCGACGTGCACGCCACGGCGCCGATGGGCGGCAAGAAGCCGAAGAAACCCGGCGACACCACGGTCGACGATGACGGCGACGGCGCCGACTGCGCCAAGGAATTCACCGCCAAGGTGCTCAAGGTCGACGGCGGCCACGGCCTGGTGTTCGGCTGGGCGATCGTCTGCAAGCAGGCCGGCGAGGACTATTTCGACACCCAGGGCGACCACATCCCTGAGGACTCGATGCTGGCGGCCTCGCTCGATTTCATGCTCAACGCCCGCGTCGCCAAGGACATGCATCAGGGCGAGGAGATCGGCCCGATCGTGTTCGCCTGGCCGATGACCGGCGACATCGCCAAGGCGATGGGCGTCGAGACCGGCGGCCAGACCGGCCTGATGATCGCGATGAAGCCGCCGGCCGACATTCTCCAAAAATTTAGGAACGGCGATTACACGGGTTTCTCGATTGGCGGCTCGCGGGTCGAAGACGAGGAAGTTGCGTGATCCAGTTCGGGCTTGCGTCGCATTCGGCGGTCCGGTGGTTGATCGGCTCGGAAAAGGCGATCTACGACCGCGTGATCGATTTCTACATGGGCAATGCTGACACCGACATCGTCGAGGTGGTTGGCCCGCCCACCGAAAAGGACTTTGAGGCCGCGAAGAAACGCGGCCATGGCGATCCGGTACCGCTCCCTGTCGTGCGGCTGCAGATGAAGCTGGCGACGAACATGTTGACGGGCGAAAAGGGCGTGGAAGTGGTTTGCAGCGACGCTGATCTCGATGAGGTCAAGCGCTGGGAGTTGAAGGCGCTGCTCGATTCGTTCAAGGCGAAAGGGATGCCGCAATGAGCCGGCGCATTATGCGAGCCTTCAAGATGGCGGAGATTTCCGCCGTCGACTTCCCCGCCCAGGTCGGGGCGCGCGCGACGATCCTTAAGCGCGATGACAGCGAACCCTATTGGAAGCGCGATTTCACTCAGGAGCAGCGCGACCGAGCGGCGAGTTCCGGTGCGGCGTTGCCGGATGGCTCATTCCCGATCCAGAACGGGAGCGACCTGGAGAACGCCATCCACGCAATCGGCCGGGCAAAAGACCCGGCCAAGGCAAAGGCCCACATCATCGCACGGGCGAAAACCCTGGGACTAACCAGCAAGCTGCCCGACGGATGGACTACCAGCAAAAGGATCGACGACATGACCGAAGCAGAAATTCAGGCGATGCTGGAGAAGGCGGTCGCCAAAGCGACCGCTCCGCTCCAGGCGGAAATCACCACGCTCAAGGCCGATCTCGAGAAGGCCAAGAAGGCTCCCCCGAAGCCCGCCGATGGCGACGATGAGCCGGACGACGACGACGCCACCAAGAAGGCCTGGCGCCCGTACGTCACCAAGATGGTCGAGAAGGCCAAGGCCGCGATGCAGGCCGAGTTCGACAAGGCCAACGCGATCGCGAAGGGCGACGAAGTCCTCAAGGACGACGCCGGCAACGAAATCCGCAAGTCGGTGGTCGGCGAACAGACCTTCAACTTCATGAAGGCCCAGGCCGAGAAAATCGAGCTGGCCGAATTCGGCAAGCGCGCGGAAACGGAAATCCCGCACCTGCCGGGCGAGCAGACGCTCAAGGCCAAGTGCCTGCGCGCGATCTCGAAGCTCGACAAGGACATCCGCGAGGGCGTCGAGGCCATGCTCAAGGGCGGTTCTGCCGCCGTGAAGTCCATGACCAAGTCGAGCGGTCACAGCAACCCCGTCGCCAATTCGTCCGAGGAAAAGCTCGAGCAGCTGACCAAGGACCTGATGGCGAAGGACACCAAGCTTTCGCACGCGGAGGCCTACACCAAGGTGCTCGAGTCGACGGAAGGCGCCGAGCTGTACCGCGAGATCAGCGTCGCCAAGCGCGCCGCCGCCGCTCGCTAAAACCCAACCCCAACGGTTCTTGCGGTGCGACCCACCGCAAGACCGCGTTAACCCTGGATAGGATAGGGGAGAAGCTATGTCTTTCGATACCGTCAACCACCTCGACCAGTCGCTCGAAGCGGCCGCCGATCTTTCGGCCAAGCAGTATCGCTTCGTGACGATCGATTCGAACGGCCAGGCTGCACTGGCCACCCGCGGCGCGCTTGCCGTCGGTGTGCTGCAGGACAAGCCGAATGCCGCCGGCCGCGTCGGTGCGGTGCGCACCGTCTCCGGCCTGCCGACCAAGATCGTCCTGGGCGGCACCGTCACCAAGGGTCAGGCGCTTGTGTCTGACGCCAACGCCGCCGCGGTCAACGCGTCGTCGTCCGACAATGCTTACCTCGGCTTCGCGATGGAATCCGGTTCGTCCGGTCAGATCATCGCGATGCTCTGGCAGCCGCGTGGTCTGAGCTAGTCGCTCCAGATCACACCCACCCAGCCATGAGAGGGCCGCCCACCTGATACGGGCGGCCTTTTCTTTGGCACCGACGAAGATCCGGCACAGAGGAAACCCCAATGCCGAATCCCACTGCATCAGACGTCCACGTAAGCGTACCGCTCACCAACATTTCGATCGCCTACATGCAGAAGCCTGATGGCTTCGTGGCCGATCAGGTGTTCCCCAACATCCCCGTGCAGAAGCAGGCCGATCGTTATTGGGTCTACTCGCGCGCCGACTTCAACCGCAACAGCTTCAAGCGCCGGGCTCCCGGCACCGAATCTGCGGGCGGCGGCTGGCGGATCGATTCGACGCCCAACTACTTCTCGGAGAAGTGGGCGCTGCACAAGGACATCGACGACGACACCCGCGCCAATGCGGATCAGCCGCTCAACATGGATCGCGACGCCACGCTTTGGCTCGGTCAGCAGGCGCTGATCAATCGCGAAGTCAATTGGGCGACGAAGTTCTTTGGTACCGGCATATGGACCGGCGCCAGCGTCGACGTCACCGGCGTTGCGGCCTCGCCGGCCGGCAACAGCGTGCTGCAGTGGAATGACTCCAGCGCGACCCCGGTCAAGGACGTCAAGACCTACAACACCAAAATCCAGCTCGGCACCGGCCTTCGCGCCAACCGCCTGGTGATGGGCCGTCAGGTCTGGGACGTGCTGTCGGAGCATCCGTCGATCACGGACCGCATCAAGTACGGTGCGAGCCCGAATGCGCCGGCGATCATCACCAAGCAGGCCGTTGCCGCGCTGATGGAGATCGACCAGCTCATGGTGATGGAGGCGATCGTCAACAACGGTGTTGAGAACGACGCCCAGAACACCGGCGGCGCGATCAACTCCGGCGAGTCGAACGCCTTCATCGGCGGCAAGTCGGTGCTGCTCGTCTACGCAGCGCCCCAGGCCTCGCTGATGACGCCGTCCGGCGGCTACACCTTCAGCTGGACCGGCTACACCGGCGCCGGCCCGCTGGGCCAGCGCGTCAAGAACATCCGCATGGAGCCGATCGGATCGGACCGCATCGAGATGGAGATGCACTACGATCAGAAGCTGGTCGCTGCCGAGTGCGGCGTGTTCTTCACTTCGATCGTCGCCTGACGGACCGAGGGGTAAGGGCAGCCCGGCCTCAACCCGCTCACGTCAGAAGCCCTCGGCCGAAAGGCCGGGGGTTTTCTTTTGGCCATCAACGTACAATTTACGTTTCGGGCAGAGCTTCCTGCCCCATGGCACAACCGGCTGCAAAATTCTGGCAAGACAAGTTCGACCCCGCCGCGACGCTGGTCGTCGCCGCCTGGCCGTCGGGCTTCACCCACAAAGGGCGCGCACCGCGCCGCGGCGAGATCCTGGACAAGTCCGGCGTGGCGCCGAACATCCTGCGCGCGATGTACGAATCGCGCTGGGTCCGGATGGCCGAGCCGCACGAAATTCCCCCTTCGGTGTCGCCATCTCCTACCGGCAACGTCACGCAAACGACGGGAGAACCGTCCGGCGAGAGCCCGCCAGCAACCGCGGCCATGGGCCTTAGTGACGGCACCGAACCTGACCCGAAAGCCGCCTATGCCGAGAAGCTTGCGGCTGAAGGCGCAACTGCCGCGCCGCCCCAGCGCAAGCGCAAATGAACGCGCTGCGGGACATCGCAGCGCGGCACGGAATCGCCATGGCCCAAGCTCCAATGTCCCCACTTCCACCGCTCGGCCGGGTGGAGGCGCCATGGTGGGACGACAAGCCGCTCGCGATCGTCGGCACCGGATCCTCGCTCAACGGCTTCGACTTCGCATCGTTCGACAACCCGCGCTTTCGCGTGCTCGCCGTCAAAGAGGCGGTGTGGGATTTGCCGTTCGCCGCGGCGGTGTTCGGCCTCGACCGGCCTTGGATCAATCGCCAGGCGCAGCGGCTGCAGGATTGCCCGGTGCCCAAGGTGCTGTCCGTCGAGCCTGAGGTGCGGCCCTGCGCACAGATCGACGGCGCGCTGTACCTGATGCGCCAGCGCTTCCCGGGCTTCTCCGACGATCCGGCGGTGATCCAGAGCGGCGCCAACTCCGGCTTTGGCGCGGTCAACTACGCCTACCTGAAACGCGCCAAGCACATTTGCCTGTTCGGCTTCGACTACAAGCCGGGCCCGCACTATTGCCAGGACCGCTACACCGACGGCAACGGCAACCCGCAGCCGGCCGATCACAACGCGCGCTACTGGCTCAATTGGGGCGACAATTTCAACGACTGCCGGGCGCAGCTCGAGCGCGCCGGCGTCACGGTCATGAACGCATCGATCCACTCGACCGTGAAGGCTTTTCCAAAGTGTTCCATCGAGGAGGGGTTACGGTGGCTGATCAACATCCCGCAAAGGTCGTAGGCGGCAAGCGGCGAATCTTCATCGGCTTCGATCCGCGCGAGGTGGTCGCGTTCGCCATCGCGCGGGACACCTGCCGGCAGCACATGACATTGCCGGCGCCGATTTATGGCCTGATGCTGTCCGACCTGCAGCGCAGCGGACTGTATCAGCGGCCGATCGAAATGCGGCCGTCGGCCGCCGATCGCCCGGTGATGTGGGACGTGGTCAGCGACGCACCGATGGCCACCGAGCACGCCAATGCGCGTTTCTTCGTGCCGCTGCTCGCCCGCAACGGGTGGGCATTGTTCACCGATGGCGACGTGCTGTTTCGCGGCAATGTCTGCCGGCTGTTCGACCAGCTCGACGACAGCAAGGCGGTCTATTGCGTCAAGCACAACCATCAGCCGGCGACCGGCATCAAGATGGATGGACAGATACAGACGCAATACAGCCGGAAAAACTGGTCGAGCGTCATCGCCTTCAACTGCGATCATCCCGCCAACGCCAAGCTGCGGTCATTGAGCTTCCTCAATTCGACGCCGGGCCGCGACCTGCATCGGCTGTGCTGGATCGACGATGACGATCTGATCGGCGAGCTCGCTCCCAACTGGAATTACCTGGTCGGCTACACCGACCCGTCGATCTCCGCCACCATCGTGCACTTCACGAACGGCGTTCCGGACATGCCAGGCTATGAGACGCAGCGGTATGCCGATGAATGGTTCCTGGCGCGCGAACGCTGGATTCGCGGTGGCAGCGGCCTTCTGGTCGACACCTGGATTCAGGGGGGCAAGTGATGTGCTTCGCCCCGGATGACAGGGTCAGGCTCACGCCGGCGATGGCCGCGACGATGATGAAGGGCCTCGCGCCAGGCCTGCGGCGGGCTTCGAAGGTCGATTGGCCGAATCGCGTCGGCACCGTGCACCACGTCGGCAAGCATGTTGCCCTGCGCTGGGACGGCATGAAGACGATGGACCACTGGCCAGAACGCGCGCTGGAGCTGGCCGATGGGGTTCGGTGACGAGATCATCGGCGCGGGCCTAGCGCGCGGTGCGGCCGCGCGCGGCAAGCGCGTGGCGTTCGGCGACGGCCAGCGCGTCATCTGGCACGACAACGCCCGCTTAATCTTTGCCCGCAATCCTAACGTCGCGCCGCCGGGGACGGAGTGGTGCGGAGACGTCGAATGGATCAAGCACTACCCGGGCCGGCGCGTCTATTGCGACATCTGCCACGATCGCAGCGGCCGGCACTGGCGCTTTACGCCGGGCCGGGTCACGCCGGGCGAGATGTATTTCTCGGCCGAGGAGATCGCGGCGGCCGCGGCGATGGCGCCGGAAAGCTTCATCCTGATCGAACCGAACACCAAGCATCAGGCGCCGAACAAGCAATGGGGCCATGATCGCTATGCACAGATTGCTCGAGCACTATCAGCGCAGGGCTGTCGGGTGGCTCAATTCGCTGCCGGCGGGGTGGCTCTTGATCGTGTCGAGCAAATCCGGACCGTGGATTTTCGTGTCGCCTGCGCGGTTCTGCAGCGCGCCAGACTGTACATCGGTCCTGAAGGCGGCCTGCACCACGCCGCCGCGGCGCTCGGTGTCCCCGCCGTCGTCATCTTCGGAGGCTTCATCTCCCCAGCGGTGACCGGCTATGCGATGCACACGAACATTTTCACGGGCGATGAGCTTGGGTGTGGTCGGATTGATCCGTGCAATCATTGCCGGCAGGCTATGAGCCGGATCGGCGTCGCGCACGTCCTGCACGAAGCTCACAAGATCCTGGAGGCGTGCGATGAGCGCGGTCGGGCGGACGCTGTCGAAAGCGTATCGCAAGCTTAATACGCGGCTGCATGAGCGGGCGCCGCACTATGGCTGCTCCGGCCAGCTGCACGCCGCGCGCATCCGCACGCTGATGATGGAATTCGAGACGTCCGATGTGCTCGACTACGGCTGCGGCAAGCGCACGCTCGAGTCCGCGCTCGGCATCGCAATCCACAATTTCGATCCTTGCATCCCGGCGCTGGCGCGGCCGCCGCAGCCGGCCGACATCGTCGCCTGCATCGAGGTGCTGGAGCACATCGAGCCGGATTATCTCGCACCGCTGCTGACCGACCTGCGGCGCCTGACCCGACATGTGCTGTTCGCCACCATCGCGGTGGTGCCGTCGACCAAGCTGCTCGATGATGGCCGCAACGCGCACCTGATCGTCGAACCTGAGGATTGGTGGTTACGCCATATTGACGCGGCGGGGTTCGCCGTGCGTAAGCTGGACCGGCATGACTTCGGGTTCTACGTCACCGCAACATGAGGAGTCACCGGTGGAAAGACGAACATTCCTGACGGCGCTTGGCCTGGCGCCGGCCGCGATCGGCACCGACGCGTTTCTCGAAAGCTCGCTAAAGAACTTCCCGCAGCAGGCGAAGGATGCGACGCGCGACAAGATCGCCGCAGCGCTCGATGGCCTGGCGCGCGAGGTGCGAGAAGGCCGCGCGGAAGTCGCCAAGATCAGCGTGCATTCCGACATCGCGCCGGCCTCGCTCGTCATCCACAACGTCACGATCAGCCTGCACTACCAGCCGGAGGATATCTCTTGAAACAGGTCCGCGGCTTTTGGCTCCCCGATGCCGAGGAGCATCTGATTCCGTTCCTGCAAAGCGGTCCGGAGTTCGCAGGCGGCCCGACCTATCAGCTGCACAAGCTGATGGCCTGCATGCCGTTCATCAAGAATTTTGGTCACGCGATCGACGTCGGCGGCCATTGCGGATTGTGGTCGCGCCCGCTGGCGGCGATGTTCGGCAAGGTCACGGCTTTCGAGCCTGTGCTCGAGCATCGCGAGTGCTTCAAAAAGAACGTCGAAACCTATCCGCCGGGAAATGTCTGGTTGCTGCCTTTCGCGCTCGGCACCCATGACACCACCATCACGATGCACACAGGCCAGGCATCGAGCGGCGACACCTGCGTTTCGCTAGGTGGCGAGCATGCCGCGGAGATGCGCACGCTCGACAGCTTCGCGCTGCCGCGCGTCGACTTCGTCAAGATCGATTGCGAGGGCTATGAGCTGTACGTCCTGCAGGGCGGCGAGCAGCTGATCCGCAAATGGCGGCCGACGATCATCGTCGAGCAGAAGCCCGGCAAGGGCCGCCAGTTCGGCCTCAGCGACACCGCGGCCGTGAAACTGCTGCAGGATTGGGGCGCGCAGCTGGTCAAGGAAATATCCGGCGACTACATCATGAGATGGCCGTGAGCAACCTGATCCTGAATTTGCGCGTCTGGTATTGGCACCTGCAGATCGATCGCGATCGATGGTGGGCGCCGCGCATCACCTTCAACGACTACCGTTGGGAGCTAGGCGAACGGTCACCATGGATCGAGCTGTGTTGAGATGCTGTGGTGCTGTATAGAGCCGGAGCGCGTCCAGAAGACGACGCCGATCATGGAAGCGATGGCCGCCGGGTTCGGCGGACGGACCTGCCTCGGTGAGCCGCCCGACGATGGCGAAATGTTCGTCACCTGGGGCCAGCTGTGGAACGCGCTGAAGACGATCCCCAAGGCGCTGAAGCAGGGCCGCCCGTTCCTCCACATCGATAACGGCTATATCGATCCGGCGCGCGGGCTGGCGACAGGCTATTACCGCATCACCTACAATTCACCGTCGCCGATCATGTGGCCAGACGCGCCGAAAGCGCGCCTGGTCAAGTCGATGGCGCCGTGGCGGGAGAACGGCCGCGGCATCGTGATCGGCCTGCCCAGCGGATTCTTCGGCCGCGCCTGGGGCATCGACAGCCAGGTCTGGCAGGCCAGCTGCGTCAAAGAGCTGCGGCGCTACACCGAGCGGCCGGCCTTCACCCGGCTGAAGAAAAGCCCGGTGCCGCTGGCGCGCGACCTGCAGCACGCCTGGGCGCTCTACACCCATTCCAGCAATGTCGCGGTCGACGCGGTGCTGGCGGGAATCCCGGTGTTCTGCCAGCCCACCTGCCCGGCCGCCCCGGTCGGCAACCTCGACATCGCCCAGATTGAGCGGCCGGCGATGCCGGACCGGCAGGCATGGTTCAACAGCTTAATCGCCCAGCAATACACTGTGGATGAAATGCGCTCCGGACTGGCGCGCGACCATGTCGCCGCCGTGATTGCGAGGGCAAATGCAGGTTCTCACCCCGACCGGGTACGTTGATCCCGCCACGCTGGCGGACGGGGCCGAGCTCTGCGCGTTCGACGCCACCACCGGCGCGCCGATCGTCAACACCGTCGAGAACATCGATTTCGTCGACTATGCCGAGTGGTGCCGATGGTGGCAGCTCGAGGACACGGTGCCGGAATTCACCTGGTACCGCATCAATGGCGGCACGCTGCTGTTTCGCGAGCAGAGCATCTGGCGCAACGGCACGAACGTCTGCCACGTCCGCGATCTCGTCATCGGCGATGTGATCTATGACGATCATGACCACGACGTCACGATCACGTCGATCGATGCGGTCGAAGATCGAACGATCAACTGGTACCGCTTCGACGTCTCCGGCGATCACTCCTACATCGTCGACGGCATCACGGTGCACAACGCCTCGCGGTTCTGGGTTGGCGGCACCGGCACCTGGGATTCCTCCACCACGACGCATTGGGCGTCGACCACGGGCGGCACCGGCGGCCAGTCGGTGCCTGGCTCGGCCGACACCGCCACGCTTGACGGATCGAGCGGCGGCGGCACGGTGACGATGAATTTCGGCGGCACCGTCACGATCCAGTCGCTGACCATGGGCGCCTTCACCGGCACCTGGGACAACAGCGTCAACAACAACAATTTCACGCTGAGTACGGCCTTCACGGGCAGCGGCACCGCGACCCGGACGTTCAAGATGGGGAGCGCCACCTATAACCTCACCGGCACGGCCGGCGCCGTCTTCAACTTCAACTTGGTGACCGGTCTGACGCTGACCGCCGGCTCGGAGACCTGGGCGATCGGCGGCGTGGCACAGGGAGGCCGATCGCTCATCACACCGTCGGCTGCGGCATCGTTCGGCAATCTCACCATCAATTCCGGGGCGGGGCTTGTCCAGCTCAACAATCAGGGTGCCACGACCTTTGCTGCGATCACGATCAACAGCGGCGTCACCCTCTACTCCAACACTGGCACGGTGAATGCGACCTCGCTGACCGTGACAGGGACGGCGGCATCGCCGTGCCTCATCGAGGGCGGCACGCAAGGGACGCAGTCGACCTTTAGCGTGACCAGCGGGACGCAAACGCTCAAATGGGCCGGGATACGCGACGTGGTCTTCACCGGCGGTGCGACCTTCGTCGGCAGCGACTGCTTCGATCTCGGCCACAATTCCGGCATCACGATCACCCCTCCAGCCGGCCTTGCGCCGGCGCCGATGGTGGTCCGGGCCGGGGCACCCTACTGAAAGGAAACGAACGATGCGCTTTCTGATGAACAACGGGCCGATGCAGACCACCGCGGCGCCGTCGTCGGTGACGACCAGCGCGGCGATCAAGACGCTGATGCAATTCAAGCCGCTCGTCCCCTGCAAGATCATCGAGTGGGGCATCTCATTTGACGGCTCGGCCGCGGCGACGCCCGGCAAGGTCGAGCTGATCGAAACCGACGTGGCGGCAACGGTGACTGCCTTCGTCAACAACGACATCACCAAGTATGATGGTGAGGCACTGCAATTCGGCGATCCGACGTCAAACTATATTTCGGTCGGCACGTCGGCCTCCGGCTACACCGCCACCGTCGAAGGCTCGACCACGGCGGTGCGCGATCTCGACGGACCGCAGCTGATCGCCCCGACCAGCCAGTTCGTCAAGCAATTCCCGCTCGGCCGTGAGCCGCTTGTCCAGGCCAACAAATTCGCGCGCGTCCGCGTCACCTTCGGGTCGGCGATCAACGCCTACACCTACATGATCGTGGAATTCTGAGCCGTGGCGATCTTCGGCCGCGCCTATCCCAGCCAAGCGGCCGTCAAGATCCTGCGGCCGGTCAGTGGTGGCACGACCTACGACAATTCGATCAGCCTTGGCGTCGTCGCCGGCATCGCGACCGCCGACACGGTCGACGCGGCCGCCGCAGCCAGCTTGAACACCGTCATGGGCGATGCGGCCGCCGCCTTCGTCGGCGCGCCTGGCGCAGCCAGCTTCAACGTCGTGGCCGGATTGAGCGAGGCCTGCTCGGTTGGCGCCGCGGGCGCGGCGAGCTTCAATGTGGTGGCCGGCTTTGCGCCGGCCGTCACGGCCGATGCCGTCGGCGCGGTCTCCATCAATACCGTCGCAAGCCTGTCCGAGGCGGCAACCCTGGACGCGCCGGCCAGCGTCGCCCTTGGCGTCGTGGTCGGGGTTGCGGCGTCCGGTTCCGTCAGCGTCGAGCTGGCAATGGCCCTGGGAGCCGTTTTAGGGGCCGTGGATGGGGCATCCGTCGACGCGGTAGGGAGCAGCGACCTTGGCTTGGCGCTGGCACAGGGCGCCGCGGCGGGCCAGCTGGTCGACGTTTCGATCGCGATCGGACTTGGCGTCGGGTTTACCCCGGCGGCCAGCGTCACCATCGAGGGCACCGTGAGCCTGCCGGTGGCGGTCGGTGCGGCGTCCGGCGCCGCGGTTGGCGCCTCCGCAAGTGCGGCCTTCACGGCGGTCCTCAGCATGGGGGACGGGGCTTCGATCGACGCCGCCGCGGCGATCTCGCTGGCAGCCAGCATCGCCGCGGGCATGGTCGGGCACATCCAAGCGCCGTTCCCGGTCGGCTCGACCGTCACCCTGCAGGGCACGGTAAGCAATCTTTTGCAGCTCGCCGGTATCAAGGCGGACACCGCGGCCGTCCAGGGAACAGTAAGCAATCTTTCGCAGGTAGCCGGTATCAAGGCAGGCACCACCACGGCAAACGGCATCATGGCGGTCACGGTCACGGTTGCGGGACAGACCGACCGCCTCAACTGAAGCGGAGAAAATTAACATGCAGAACATCCAAGGCTCCGACTTCGGCCTCGAGGCCAGCGCCGGGCTCGATGCGGGCGCCACCGGACGGCACGGCATCACCTTCAAGAACGTCTACAAATTCGAGGCCTATGATGCCGATGGCAACCTGAAATGGACCGAGGAAGCCGAGAACACCGTCGTCAATGTCGGGCTCAACGACGTCCTGACCAACTATCTGAAGGGCTCGAGCTACACCGCGTCATTCTTCGTCGGCCTCAAGGACAATGGCAGCATCGCGGCCGCCGACACCATGAGTTCGCACGCCGGCTGGACCGAGGACACCACCTATTCGAATTCGACCCGGCCGGCGCTGACGCTCGGCTCGGTCGCCTCGCAATCGGTGGACAATTCGGCGAGCAAGGCGGTGTTCAACATCAACGGCTCGACCACGATCTATGGCGCCTTCATCACGACGTCGTCGACCAAGGGCGGCACCACCGGCGTGCTGTTCGGCGCCGCCGACTTCGGCGCGAGCCGCGCGCTGCTGTCTGGCGATACGCTCAACGTCACCTGCACCCTGACCGCGAGCTCGAGCTGATGCCGGCAACTGACCAGTCTGTCGAGATTTGGGCCGGTGACAGCTTCACGATCCGGATTCCGATCCTGGACGCCAACGGCGCCAAGGTCGATCTGGCGAGCGCGCAATCGGCCAAATGGTGGATGGGCAAGAGCGCGAAGGCGATCGGCACCGACGTCTATCTGAAAAAGGCGCTGACATCGGGCGTGGTGCTCGACAACGAAACCGACGCATGGGTGATGGTGATCACGCTTAACCCGGCCGACACCGAGACGGGCGTCGGCTCCAACCCGAAGCCGGGCACGTACTACCATGAGGCCGAGATCATCGACGCCGACGGCAACATCTCGACGGTCACGACAGGGCAGTTCACGATCCATCCGACCATTGTGAGGAACCCGTAACATGGCGATCGATCTCGACACGGTCCGCGTCCTGGTCGGCGATGCCGACCCCGACACGCAATTGCTCGACGACGATTCGATGACGTTCGCCATCGGCGACATCTCGACCACATATGCGGCCGCCGCCGCGGTCGCGCGCGCCATCGCCGCCAAGTTCTCGCGCAAGGTCGACTTCAGCCTCGAGGGCCTGCGCTTTTCGAATTCGCAGAAGGCCAAGGCCTATCTCGAGCTGGCGCAGCGGCTCGACGTGCAATCCAACAACAGCGACTCGAGCGCAATCGGCGTCGTCATCACCGGCACATCGCTGGGCGACATGAACAGCGTGCAGCAGGATTCGGATCGGCCGCGCGACCTATTCGAAGTCGGCATGCAGCAAGATCCCGCGGTGCGCGGCGGCTCAGATGCGGACTATGACGCATGACGCTGGCCACCGACCTGCAGGACGATATCGCGGAGCTGCTCGACGATCCCGACGTCGGCCGGGCGATCGTGATCTCGCGCGCCGCCCCTGGCGCCTATGATCCGTCGACCGGCGCGGTGACGCCGGCGACGCCGCAGACCTGGCGCACCCAAGGCCTGTTCCTCAATTACAAGGATACGCTGATCGATGGCACCAACATCAAGCGTGGCGATCGGCGGCTCTACTTCAAGATCAAGGGCCTGACCTATCAGGCGGCGATCGACGACATCGTCATCGCCGGCAGCGATATCTACACTGTGATCAACTTCAACACCATCGAGCTCGGTGGCACCGTCGTCATCTTCATCATGCAGGTGCGCAAATGACCACCAAGCCATGGCTGGCGCCCGACATCGCGCAATCGATCAGCAGCGGCAATCCGGCGCCATGGCTGGCGCCTGATCTTGCCAGAGCGATCCGCACCAAGGCGCCGCCATCTTGGATTGCGCCGGACATCGCCAATGATATCGTCGAGGCAGGCATAAGCAGCGGCACCTTTCCACCCGCTGACGCGCTGGTCGCGTTGGATTTTGTGAACGGCCAATACTACGCCGGCGGGACAGTTGCCCTTGCGGGTGTCATCGATCAGACGGCCTACGTTCACGATGGGGCGTTGAACCTGCGATCGACCGACGTCGCGGCCCAGATCATCGGCGCCGCCGCTACGCCCCTGCTGGATTTGCGAACCGGGTGGACCGTCGTCGTTGATCTTGAGGGCGTCGATATATCGCGGGACATGGGAGGCGCGGCGATAGCGGTCGGCGACGCAAGCGACAATGATTTTCTGGACATCAACGGTCGCACGACGGGCACTGGAACAAATTGGACATTTGAGCGGGACGGTGGTCCCGACGTCCTCTTTGCGGTAACGCCGGCCGTCAACGTTGCCACAACGCGAGTGAAGATCGCCGCGACCTACACCGATGCCAAGATATCGATCTCGGTCAACGGCTCCGATGTATCGTCCGAGAGCACGGCGATCCCGGTCACGCCGCAAACTTCCGTGGTCTATCTCGGCAACTACATCAACAATTCCAATAGCGACCAGAACCTCAAGTTCTATTCGGTCGTCGTGTATGCGCCGAAGGATGACGCTGATCTCGCTGCGTTGAGTGCGCCCTGATGCTGGAAGAACGTTATGAGGTGACGCGATGACTGCCAAGCCCTGGATAGCCCCAGACATCGCGCGATCGATCGCAACCGGCACGCCGGCGCCATGGCTGGCGCCGGACATCGCTGCGGCAATCCGAAGTAAGGCACCGGCGCCCTGGATCGCGCCGGACATCGCCGGCGACATCATCGAGGACGCGCCGGGCGGGGATGCCGCTGTTGCGCCGTCCAACAGCGCCGCGCCATCGATCAGCGGCACCGCAGCGATCGGCCAGACGCTGACCTGCGATCCTGGCACCTGGGACGGCACCGCGCCGATCGATTACGCCTATCAATGGAAGGTCTCCGGCGGCGCCGACATCGGTGGCGCGACGGCCAGCACCTTCGTGCTGACGTCGGCGCAGTTCAACAAGCAGATCGTCTGCACCGTCACCGCGTCCAACACGGCCGGCAGCGCGTCGGCTGCGACCGATCCGACCAGCGCGGTGACTGGCACCAAGAGCTATGTGCAGGGCAAGCTGCACGCCAATGGCGCTAGCTCCGTTGACAATGTGAGTGTGACGTTTGACGCTGCCGTGCAGAGTCACAGCTCAATCTTGGTCTCGGTCGGGTTTGCCTCCGGCACCGGGGCTGTCAGCAGCATCACGGACGACAAGGGCAACACCTATGGTCTGCTCGACTCGACCGTAACGTCTGATAGCAGCTACACCTGGGCAACGGCCATCGCCACAGACGTTGCCAACGCCCCATCGATGGTCACCGCGACGCTCGATGGCGCGCACAACTTCGTCACCATCATGATCGATGAGGTGGCATATGCCACGGCCGTCAGAAGCCACGCGGCGCACACAAGCAACGGCATCGGCAACGGCACCGATGCGGTGACGTCGACCAGCGTCGCTGCTCAGATCGGGGACTTTGTCTACGGGTCAGCCGTCGACGCTTCCAGCACCGGTATCCACCCCGGTACTGGTTTCACCATGGGCCAACTCACCTCGTCGACGTTCATCTCAGAGTACAAGACCGCCGCGGGAACGACGGTCGCTGCGACGTTTACGGCTGATGCCGGCGACGTGTCGGATAATCTGGTCGCCGCCGTGGTGGTGCTGCACTGATGCTCAAGATCGACTTCCCGATCGATGAGATCCTGGCGAACATCGAGGGCGCGCAAAAGAAGACGCTGCGCTTTGCCACCGAGTTTCTGCAGGACATGAATCAGCACGTCGTCGAGAACACCCCGTTCCTGACCGGCAATCTGCGCGGCTCATGGTACGCCGGGCTCAATGGCGAGCCCGACGCCGGCAACGGGCCGCCCGATCCGGGCGGCGGCGCGGTGGCGCGGCTCAATCTGACATTGACCGACCTGAAGCTGGGCGATGTTTATTATGCGGTCAACGGCGCCAACTATGCCGGCTTCGTCGAGTACGGTACCCGACACATGTGGCCGCACAGCTATGTGCGGGTGACCGTCGGCCTGGCGGCCGTCTATGCCGAAGAGACGGCGGCGCGCATCGCGGCGGAGGATTGATTTGAGCATCCACCAGGACATTCGCGGCGCGCTGCAAAATGCCGCCATCGCCGTCCCCGGCTTCCCGCCGTCGGCGCAGCGCGCCTATGACGGGCTGACCTTCACCCCGACACCAAAGACGCCATGGGCGCGGCTGGCGTTCATGCCGCAGCCATCGCGGCCGTTCGCGATCAAGGGCACCGATCAGCTCATCGGCCTCTTCCAGGTCAGCCTGTTCTACCCGCCGAATCTCGGCACTGCGACCGTGGAGGCCATGGCCGATGCGGTGGTCGCGGCCTTCCCGACCGAGACGCCGTTGCTGTTCGGCACCGCCCGCGTGCAGATCCTGTCGAGCGGCCGCGGGCCCGGCCTGCCGGAGGCCGATTGGTACCAGGTCCCGGTGACGGTTCGCTGGCAGTGTTTAACGGCGTCTTGACGGTTTGCGGGCTATTCCCGGGCCTGATCACTGAGCACGAGGCCACAGGAGTGTCATTTGGCCGCCTTCCCTCTAGGAGACTGCCAACATGGGTACTCCCGGCCTTGTCAATGCCTCGCTTGGGTGCACGATCGCGATCGGCACCACGGCGACCAACCAGCTCACCGACAGCTACACCGACATCGGCGAAGTCGTCACCATCCCGCCGATCGGTCTGGCCTACGATTCGATCAACTTCGCGGCGCTCGCGGACGGCTTCGAACGGTTCTTCAAGTCGATCGGCAAGGGCGGCAACCCGCAAGTCGGTGTCGGCCGCAAGGCCTCGGATGCCGGCCAGGCGGCCTGCTTGCTCGCGCTCGCCTCGCATCTCGATTACAACTTCCTGGTCACGCTCAACGATTCGAGCGAAGTGACCGGCAGCCACGGCACCCAGATTTATTTCAAGGCCAAGGTCATGAGCTACCAGACCGGCCCGTTCACGATCACGTCGGTCGTGATGGCGACGATCCAGCTCGGCATCAACGCCGCGACCTTCATCGACGTCGCCGCGACCTAAGCCTGATCGATTGACGATATCGGGGCCGCGCATGGTGCGCGGCCTCTTTCGTGAGGAGGAGTGCCCGTCATGGGTTTTGATCTGAGCGCAGTCGAGACGCGCAAGCACGTTGAGGTCGGCAAGTATTTCCCGATCAAGCACATGGTCACCGGCGAGGTGCTGGTCGACGACAAGGGCAAGCCGCTCGAGATTTGCATCTCTGGCGCCGACGCATCCCGCATCAAGAACGCCGTCGAGGCGCGCCAGAAGCAGCGCCGCGCCGCGATCGAAGCGGCCAAGCCCGGCGAGACGCCGCCCGACTTCAACACCTGGGAGCAGCGCGAGCAGGACATCGTCGACGATCTTGTGCTGCTGACCGAGGGCTGGAGCGACAACATCGAGCTCGATGGCAAGCCGTTCCCGTTCTCGAAAGAAAACGCCGCGATCCTCTACCAGCGCTTTCCGGAAATTGCGCAGCAGATGGTGGCCCACGCGACCGACCGCGTGAATTTTATGCCGGCCTCGTCCAAGAAATAGTCGACTTCGCTGAGGCCGAAACCCTCCGGGCGCTGGGCCATGGCGATCTGATCGCCTGGCAACCCAAGACCCCGCGCCCTGAGCTTCGACAAATCTGGCGGTGGTTCTGCCACCTTGACGAATTCCGGGACCGGCCGCGGTTGACCGCGCCGACAAACACGCCCGATGGACGCCTTGCCTGGCAGGTGCAGGCCCACACCAAGCGCCTGCAGCCCACCGAGATCCTGGCTTGGAGCCAGCTCGCGGCCGTCAGGCTCGAGCCATGGCACCTCGCCGCGCTGGCCTTGATTGACGATTTCTTCGTCCGGACAAGCAATGATCCGCCCAAGCCCCAGGTCCGTGCTACCGCGGAGGGGCTGAAGACGATGTTCAAGATGCTGGCGAAGGGCAGGAAATCGAAATGACCGATCTCGCGAAGGTTGGCTTTAGCGCCGATACGGCGCCGCTGCAGACCCTTAACGACCAGCTCGACACCACCAAAGACAAGGTCCGCGGCCTCAACGATGAGATGGCCAAGACCAACGCGGCCGCCGCCGGCGCCGCCACCGGGCTCAACCAGGTCGGGGCCGCGGCACAGAACGTCAAGAACAGCGCCGCCGACACCGCGATCTCGAATGTCGGCCAGGGCCTCGCCAAGGTCACCGACGCGACCACCGCGGCCGCAACCGGGCTCGGCAAGACGGCCGACGCGACCAAGTCGGTGTCAACGGCGCTGGATCAGAACCTGGCGCCGTCGCTGCAGCGCTCGACCGGCTTCCTATCGTCCTTCAAGCAGGCCTTCACCGACGGCTTCAACAACGCGATCAGCCAGGCCAACGCGCCGATCGCGCAGGCAGGCCAAGTCACCCGGCAGCTCGAGGACTACGTCAAGGCAACCGGCCTGTCGTACGAACAGGCTGCCGAGGCGATGAAGAAAGTCGCGACCGCAGAGACGGCGCTCAACACCACCACCAAGGACTCCGGCGGTTTCTTCAACACGCTCAAGACCACCGTGGCCGGCTTCGCGCAATCGCTGACCTCGACCAACACCGCGGTGGTCGAGCACACCGCCAAAGCCAAGGAAATGGGCGAGGCGCACCGCGAGACGGAGTCGGCCGCCAAAGAGTTGCGCGAGACGATGCACACGCTGGAGGGGCCGCTCGACGCGCTCGGCCTGCAATTCTCCACCGTCTCGCAATTTTCCGGCGCCGCGCGCGCCGGCATGCTGGCGCTCGCCGCGTCGATCGCCGGCACGGTGCTGGTCGAGCTGCAGAAGCTGACCGACGAATCCAAGACGCTCGAGACCAGGCTGCAGGGTCTCGCCGGCGTCCACATGGGCGAGCACATCGCCCAGGAATTCGAGACGGCCGTCAAGGGGGCCGAGCATCTGCCGGCCGCGCTGGCACCGGCGCTCGAGGCGCTGATCAAGCTGCAGCAGCAGAATTTCGATCCGCACGTCATCCAAGCCGCCGGCAAGGAATTCGAGAGCGTTGGCGTTAGTGCGCAGCGTTCGATCGATGCGGTGCAGAGCCTATACGAATCGATCCGGCTTGGTGGCGCTTCCAGCGCGCAAGCGGTCGCGGCCACCACCAAGTTCTTCCAGGACTTGCAGACCCAGGGCAAGGTCACCGAGCAGACGTTCCGCTCATTGCAGGATGCATCGCCCGCGACCGCGCAGGCGATTGCCAACATCTTCACGCAAGGCCGGATGAGCGCGACGCAGTTCGCGACGACGCTCAAGGACCACCCGATCGAGATTCAGAAGGTTGTCAGTGCGCTCCAGAAGATGAAGGACGCGAACGACGACGCTTACAACGACATGATCGAAAGCCCGAAGGATCTCGAGTCCGCGCTCGAAAAGCTGAAGGGCAAGTTCATCGATCTGACCAAGCCGGCGCAGGACTCGCTGTTCGGCGTCGACCAAAAAGTTGGCATGGTCACCGAGGCGATCAACCTGCTCGCCGATGGGCTTGATGAGCTCAACACCAGGGGCCTGCCTGGTCTCAAGCAGAGCTTCGACCTTGCCACCAACGCCTCGAAAAGCTGGGGCGACATGATCAAGGTGGTCGACGATCAGAATTCGATCTTCGGCAAGTCGCTCGAGATCGACGTCGTCGGCGCCATCGAGAAAGCGCTGATCGAACTCGGCAACTTCGCGACGCGCGCGCCGCAAGCGGTGACCGACTTCGTCAGCCAGTCGCTCACGGCGATGGGGCAATGGGGCGCCAGCTTCGTCGGCGCGATCCAGAGCGGCCTGTCCGCTGCCATGACGGCGATCTCGAATTTTGTCAGCAGCGCGACCGCCGCGCTGCAGTCTGTTGCCAACGCGGTCTCCAATATCGCGAGCGCCGGCGGTGGCACGGGCAACAACCCGTTTGTGTCGGCGACCAACAATTATTCCAGCCCCGGCGCCGGAACGGGTGACCAGCTTGGCAGCGGCACACCCGCCGATGAAGGCCTCGCTGGCTTTGCGACCGGCGGCAGCTTCACGGTTGGCGGCAGCGGTGGCACCGACAGCCAGCTGATCCAGTTCATGGCGACGCCTGGCGAGCAGGTCACGATCGAGCAGCCCGGCACCTCAGGCACCGGCGGCGGTGCGCCGCAGACGCTCGGCAGCCTGATCCCGACACCGGGCACCGGAACAGGCGGGGGCACCGCGGCCGATGACATCCAGCAAGCCAAGTTCGTCGACGCGCTGAAGACCCAGACGCTTGACCTGAAAGACTCGGCGCTGGCGAACCGCAACGCGATCGTCGCCACCATCAACACCACCACCGCGCAAATCGTCGCGGCGATCAAAACCCTGGTGGTCAGCTCCGGCGTTGCCGCCTCGACGTCGACGACGTCATCGAGCAGCGGCACCTCGGCATCGTCGAGCAGCAGCAGCGTCGCGCCCAACTCGACGGTCAGTTCTGCCGCCGGCGGTGGCGGCGGTCTATCGCCGAACATCAACAAGGACGGCCAGTTTGGCTCGCCGTGGAACATCTTTGGCGACGACAAGAGCACCACATCGTCGGCAGATCAGCAGGCCTCGCGGCCGATCAACATCCCGGCGCCGCAACAGTCAGGCCTAGCGTCAGGGCGAGGCGGGCTTGTTAAGGGCGGCACGCCCGGGGGCGCCTACAGCGTCGGCCCGGATGGCAACATGACGCCGTTTGTGCCGGGCCAGCAGCTCGGCACCAACGGGCTGCAAGCGCCAACGCCGGAGGCCTTGAGCAACCAGATCGGCAACGGCGTCGCGCAGGCGATGGCAGCGCCGCCGCTGCTCGAGCCGGGCCAGCCGGGGCAGGGCTGGGAGGTTGCCAAGGGCGGCGCGGACGTCAAAGAGCAGACCCAGACGCTGAAGCAGTCGCAGGACACCGGCTCGAAGACGGTCGCCGACAAGGTCACCCAGCAAATCCAGGAAACCAAGACCATCGGCGACAAGTCGACGAGCTCGCTCGACAAGGTCAGCACCGCGTCGCAGGACGCAGCGAAGGCCAGCGACGAAACCGCCAAGGCGACGGACGACGGCAACCAGCAAGCCAAGACGATCGGCGATGACACGACGAAGTCGATCGACGACGGCACCGATGCGACGAAGGGAGTCGGCGATACGACCAGGTCGGTCGGCGATGCGACGCAGCAGTCGATCGATCAGTCCGGGACGCAGGTCGCCGACGCGACCAACACCGGCTCGAGCAACATCGTCAACGCCGTTGAGCAGATGGCCAGCTCGGTCGCCAGTGCGATCGGCAGCGCGCTTGCGCAGGCGGCATCGTCGCAGACCGCGAGCCCGGCCAACGACAACGGCAACCCCATCGGCTCCAGCGGCGGAGGTGGGGACATCGGCGGCGGCACCACCGATCTCGGCAGCAGCAATCCAGGCGGCGGCGACACCACCGACAACAGCGGCGGCGCGCCTGGCGGCTTTGCGACCGGCGGCCAGTTCTCCGTCGGGCTGCCGCGCTTCGCGACCGGCAACCAGTTCATGGTCAAGGGCCCGGGGCATGCCGATACAGAGCTGATCCAGTTCATGGCCTCGCCTGGCGAGACCATCACGATCACGCCGCCGGGCGGCACGCCGCCGCCCAACCCGACGATGGACTCGCATCCGAACCTGGGACGCAAGAGCGGCTATGCCACCGGCGGCCAGACCACGCTGGGCGGCCTGTTCGGCACACCGAGCATGCCGGATGGCGCGGCCAATGACCTGGTCGCGGCGCACGTTGCCGACAGCATCAACCAACAGAACGCGGACATCGGCAGCAAGATCAGCGACATGACGTTGACGCTGCTTCGCGCGACCAACGATTCGACGGACGCGATCGTCGGCAAGATCGCGAGCATGGCGAGCAGCCTGCCGATGCCTGCGCCGGCATCGTCGGCGTCGTCATCGTCTTCGGCGCCTGCGCCTAGCAGCAGCTCGGCATCGTCCGGGCTCGATTTCTTCGGCCGCGACCAGTCCATCGCCAACGCCATCCTTTCCTCCGGCGGAACGTATGGCGTCCCGATCGGCGTCCCGGTTGGCGGCGGCAACCTGGGCGGTCCGAGTGGGCTCGCCGCGCCGACGCGCTTCGCCACGGGCGGTCAGTTCTCCGTCGGCACCACTGGCCTGCGCGGCTTCGCCACCGGCGGCCAGACCACCGTCGGCGGCGACACGGGTCCGACGTCATCAGGCAGCATCGATGCGCTGACGGCGACGCTTGACCATCGGCAGCAAAACCAGACGCTTTCGATCAAGGACTCGATCGGCGCCAGCACCAACCGCATCTCTCAGACCATCAGCAACAATGCATCGAGGGTGACGAGCGGGCTCGACGCACTCAGCGCCGCGATCAATGCGTCGATCGACGCGGTACGCGCCAGCTCGCGCGCTTCCTCGACGCCGTCCTCGACGTCAGCTGCGTCGAGCAGCGGGTCATCGTCCAGCGATGGCGGCCTCTTGCTGTATGGTCGCGATCCGTCCATCGCCAAAGCCATCCTCGCCTCTGGTGGCACCTACGGCACGCCTGTAGGGAGCTATCAGACGGTCCTTGGACTCATGTCCGGCAAGACCCCGGGCAATGGCGGCGGCCTCTACGGCTTCGCCACCGGCGGCCAGTTCCAGATCGGCGCCGGCAACATGGCCGAGGGCGGCGCCTTCACCGTGCCCGGCGGCCAAAGCGGGTCCGACAGCGTCGACGTCGCGATCAAGGCCTCGCCGGGCGAAAAAATCTTCGTGGTGCCGCCGCAGGAGGCCAGCAAGTTCAAGGCCGCGCACGACATGGTGCGGCCGACGCTGGAGCCGATCGACAGCTACCTGCCGCGCCCGATGAGCGTCCCCGGCAACGACAATGCCACCGCGACCCAAGCGGCGGTAAGCGGTTGGAAGGGATCGGCGTCCTATCAAGGCGAGGCCGTCGCAGGCTCCGGCATGGGCGGCGCACCGCCGGCGCCGGTGATCATCCAGGTGCAACAGGGCGTGCAGGCCGATGACTTCATCCGATCGCGCGCGCAAATCCAGAGGGCGATGAACGGGAAATGACCCTAACAGCCTTCACCAAGATCCCGAACTCGATTGCGATCGGCGCGCAAGTGTCGTTCACGATCAGCACGGCGAAGAACCCAAGCGAGAGCGGCAACTCGAGCCGCAAGTCGATGCGCCCGATCAAGCGCAACTACATGGTCAGCGTCTCGCCGGATGATTCGGATGAGATGCAGGCCATCGTCATGGCGATGCTGGGCGACCGCTACCCGGTCGCGATGCGCGATTACTCCGCCTACCTGATCACCGATGAGCCGTGCCAATTCGACAACGCCACCGGCGATTGGCTGATCGGCCGCACCTGGACGCCGTCGACCGGAACACGGACGTTCTTTGAGCGCATCTTGGTGCCCGACGATATCGTGGTGCTGGTCAACGGCTCGCCGGCAACCACCAGCGGCTTCACCCTCAAGGACTTCGGCCGCATCAGCTTCTCCGGCGGCGTCACCACCGGTGACGAAGTCTCGGTAACAGGCACCTACCTTCGCCCGGTCGCGCTGGTCGACGCGCCGTCGGCCAACCTGTTCGGCGCCGTCGGCGGCGTGACGCAATATCAGTTTGCCTCGATGCGCTTTGAGGAGCTTTACGAGGCCGAGCTTGTGGAGCTGTTCTCGTGAGGAGCTTTCCGTTTTCGCCGACGGCTCTGGGGCTGCACTATGCCATCACGATTTTCCAGCCCAATCAGACGATCCGGCTGACCACCTATTTCGAGAACGTCACGATCGGCGGCGAAGTCTTCAAGGCGTCCGGCGCCGTCAACATCACCCAGATTCTCTACACGGCGGACGGCAGCCCCAGCAATGCCGACATCCGCATCAACACCACTTCGTCCGGCAGCATTCGTCCTGGCCTTGCCGCCCGCGGCCTGATCGATGGGCTCCCCATCCAGGTCCAGGCCTTCGACCCGAAGAACCCCGGCCTCGGCGCCTTCGACGTCATGCCAGGCGCCACCATCGGCAGCGTCACCGAAGCATCCAGCGGCTCGATTGTGCTCGCCGTGCAAGGGCGCCTGGCGCTGATGAAGTCGCCGATGTGCGAGGTCTACACGACTGTCTGCCGCGCCCGCCTCGGTGATGCGCGCTGCCGCGTCCCGATCCTGGTCGACGACGTCAAGCGATCCACCGGCTACATCCTGAAAGACACCATGCAGCTGGCCAACGGGACTCAGTGGGGCGCCTCGCAAGCGTGGGTCCGCAAGCTCGAGGGCGGCAGCTACAATGACCGCGTCTACGAGTGCACGACGGCAGGCACGACGGCCGGATCGGCACCGACCTATCCGACGTCGATCGGCTCGACGGTGACCGATGGCTCGGCTGTCTTCACCTGCCGGCAGGCCTGGCTGGTTGCCGCCACCGGCCAGGCGCTCGATTTCTTCAACATCCAGCTCGCCGCAGCGCCCAGCGTCGATCCGTCGATCCTCGGCAATCTGATCCCGCAGACGGGCGAGCTGAAGAACACGCGCATCCCGATCAAGGCCTACGATTCAGGGACGCTGATCGTGACGACGTGGCAGCCGTTCGCACCGAGCAACTTCCCGGCCGCGACCCAATTCCTGCTGCATCCCGGCTGCGATCGGACGATGGCGACCTGCCGCGACGTCTTCGACAACCTCAAGAACATGCGCGCGGAGCCGTACGCGCCCAACTCTGATCTCGCCACGGGGAGGGCCTAATGTCCTGGGACGACGATCCGGTCACCTACTATCACCTCAACGGCACGCTGATGGCGGATTGGGGGACCACGTCGACCGGTTCCTACGGCGCTTTCCCTCCAGGGACCTATGCCTACCAGCCAAACGGGCCGAGCGGCACGTACCAGTGGAATCTGATCTCCGCGCCGGCGTCGCCTGCCCCGGCGCCGTCGACGGCACCGACGCCGACGCCGACGCCGCAGCCGCCGCACCTGCAATTTTCAGCGACGACGATCGGCTCGCCGCTGTTCCTCGCGCACGGCAGGTGCAAGCTGCCTGGTCAGATCATATGGGCGCTTGGCATCGATGCATCCAACGACATCCTGGACACCTCGTTTCTGACGTTTGCGGCCGCCTATTGCGAGCCGATCGACCCCAACGAGTCGGTGCGCATTCAAGGCATGTGGGCCAACGGAACGCAGTTCTACGACTACGACCAGGGCGGCATCCTGCAGGTCGCGAACATCGATTCGGTGGCGCAGAGCTACCTGCAGAGCTGCATCGACGGCATGGAGATTCACCTCGGCACCGAGACGCAGCAACCGTCGTCGATCATCGCGAGCTACCTCGGCGCCGCCAACGTGCCGGGCTATCGCGGCTTGCGCTACCTGGTCTTTCCCGACTTCCCGCTGATCGTTTCCAACAATGCGGTGCCGAACATCGTGGTCGAATGGCGGCCGGTCAGTGCTGGCCTGCTCAACGTCGCTGACGAGATGACGCTGCTGATCGAGCACGTCAACTTGCGCTCGGAAAGCTCGCCGGTGTTCGCGGCTCCCACCATCTCCGGCATTGACGACCTTTGCCTTGGCGTGACCATCACGGATCAAAGCTCGCTCATCGACCACTTCGGCAAGCATCGCAACGTCTACAACTTCCAGATCAAGGAAGCTGACCCGATCGCGATCCAGCGGCGTGTGGTCGGCAGTAGCCTGGTCATTGATGTTTCGGTTGACGAGGTCGATCTCATCACCAACGGCAACAATCCGGCCGTCGTGACGAACCGCGCCAACCCGACCGACTTCCCGGTCGGCATGAACCTGACCTACACCGACCCGGACCACAACTACGACACCAAGGTCGCGCCGGCGATGTTTGACGGCTCGCAGCCTGGCCGGTCGTCGTCGACGTCTTCCGCAGTCATGACCGCGCAGACGGACTATATCGTCGACGCCACCACGGCGCGGTCCCTCGCCTACAATGCCCTGTTCAACCTCCGATCCTATGCTGGCCGCGTCACGCTGGAGATGAAAGACCTGCGGCCTGAGGTCGGCGACACCATCGCCGTGACGACACGCGAGGGTGACGTCTACGTGCTCCTGGTCGAGCAGCAGACCATCACCAAGCAACGATCCAACAGCATCATGGCGATGCAGCTGCTGACCGCCCCTGGCGCGGACGTCAACGGCGACGGCGGCAACGACGGCGGCACGATCAACAAAAAATACTGGCCTGAGGACGTGCTAGGCAAGGCCTTCATCGTCGACCCGCGCGCCGGCATCGATCGGGTCTGGAGCATCCGCGACATCACCAGCACATACGTGATCGGCATGAATGCGATGAGCGCGCCGACGCGCAAGCTGTCACCGCTGCGCTGGCGCAACATGCCGGCGAACGATCCGGCTCAGATCGAATGGGGCGCGGCGGCCAGCTGCGCCATCGCCGCCGGCCCGATGTTCGATGATGACTTCTACACCTATTGGATGCCGGGCAATGCACTGATCGTGACGCGGCTGTTGAAGACGGCCGACAACATCGCTGGCGTTGAGACGCTGGTTTTCCCGCCGGGCTTCGGCCTCTCCTGCGTCAACGCCAACGACGCCGACAACAACGTCTTTGCCTTCAAGGACGGCAAGCTCTACCTCGGCTGGAACGGCCAGTGGAACGGCGCCGGCGGTGACACGACAAATTTCAAGTTGATCGTCGTCGACATCAACGCCTGGGACGCATCGGCGATCAACGTCTACGACTATTATGTGCCAGGCGCAGACATCCCCTTTGCGACGGCGCTCGAGGTCACCGACAACGGCATGGTGGTGATCGCGACCACTCTCGGCTCGCCGCTCACGGCG